ATTTGATTCAAGCGAATTAGAGATACCAATAATTGACGCTGGGACCGCAGACCATTTATGGAAAATTAATAGAAATGTTTTGACAAATCAATCAATTCCTGATTCTGGAGTCGTTGATCTTTCATCTTTAAAAAGAATTAAATTTAATATAGTTAGCAATGGTGGGTCTTTTGTATTTAGAACTGGTCAACTAAAAATGGTTCCAACCACATATTCACACTCTTATGCTAATGTAAATAATAAAACTGGAGTTTTGAGTAGAGAAACTTGGCCCACTGTATCTCAAAATGATATGCCTGTTTTAATACAAAATGGTTTAAAAGTTAAAGATTTTACATATGTTGCAAAAATTAGTTTGCAGACTGCGCCGAGTTCTGGAACAACAGAATTTTCCATGTTTGGGAGAGTAAATCCTGATTTTATTTTTGGAACAGCGGCTATTAGTGGTGGTAGTGTTACTTATCCAAGTACCAGCGGTTTATATCCCGGGACTGCTTTTTATCCTACGATTGCAGCAGACGCTAATTCATATTTACGTTCTAAATTGTTAATTACATCAAATAATATAGAAATTAAAATGTATGAAGACCATTTAGGTAATTTAGATAATGAAGTTTTTAATATTATCCACGACGAACCCATAACGCAAGGAGATTATTTTTTTGTAACAAACTTTGTTGGAAATAAATGGGAATCAATATTATTTTCAAGTGAAGATGGCTCTGGTTTTGTAAAAGAAAGAATTATTGAAACAGGAAAACAAAATATTTCTAATCCTTGGCTTAGAGGCAAAGTCTTAGATATAGATTTAGATGATTATGGTAAAGGGTATGCAGGATATCAATTTAAACCTTCTGAAGTAGGTGGATTTAATGTAGATTACATTTATTCAAAAGAAGCAGTTCTTGCAGAATATGAATCTAAAACTTTTAATTCTTATAGTCCTGTAAAAGCAGTCAGTTTATTTTCAAGTTCTGTTCCAGATATTGAATTACTATCTGGAAATATTGAAGATTTTGAAAGAGTACAAAATACTAACAATTTTAATTTTTCAGGAAAAACAGAATGCGGCTTTATTGCAAATCCACAAAATGCAGATATTGATGATGTTGTTGTAGAAGAAGATACAAATATATTTTATAGATCAAAATCTCTTAAAATTATTAAAAAAGAAGATGCAAAAATTGCTGCTGTTCAATATAAGTCAAAATTAAAAATTAATGATTTTTCAAAACTTATATTTAAAACAAAAATAAGATTTAATGATTTATTAAATGTTGGAGATTTTAGAATTGTATTTTGGAACGAAAATAAAACAAGAGTTCTTTATCTTCAAGATTTGCCCGATCTTGTACCAAACGAATGGAATGAAGTTGATATTCCATTATCAACTAATGTGCTTTATAATAATCAATTTGTTTTAGAAATTGGTCATTATGGAGAAATAGAACCTATCCCACCCATTACAGATCCCTATGGATATTTTTGGATTGAAGATGTTCAACTAACGCTAGAGGCAGTAGAATGGGAAGCATCAAATAACGACGGAAGAACTTATGTTCCATTTTTAGATGCAATCAATGGAGAATACAAATCTATCAATTTTGCATCTCAAAATTACTATACATCAATCATTAATAAAAATCCTTATATACTTTGGGAATTTAATACAGGGGATGCTGGATATGTGCTGCCAAAAGACGACGTTAGTTATACGGTTGGAGAATTTATAACAACAAGTATTGGTAGCCTAAATGACTATCTTGTGAATACTCCCGGCTGGTTATCTCCAACAGGAGAGTCAATTGCAATTTCTGGAGTAGGTTCTGTTGGAGCAAATGATTATTATATTCCTGAAAGTGTTAAAAAGTTTAAAAATAACAAAGCAATTGCAATTTATGGAGGTACTGAAAGTTATTTAGAAACAAGAGGAACTGTAACTTTAGGAGAAATATTTGGAATTGGAGTGGGTTCTGCAACAAATATAACTGGTTCAATAAGATTTTATACAGACACAATTAATAATGATATTACAATTCTTTCTTGTCAAGATGCTCTTGCTTCTGATACAAATAGTTGGTCTTTCTCAATTCAAAATACAAACAATTTAGTCTTTACTTCTAATAATGTAGGAACAGTAACTGCAACTGTTCCTACTTGGAACGATCAAAATTGGCATACAGCATGTTTTACATATGACTATCACGGAAGTATTTTAACTTTATACTGGGATGGAGATTTGATCGCTAATGAAAACTTGTCATCAGATCTAATTTTTGATTATAAATTAAAAATACCGGGACCAACAGCAACTATTCCTCATAATACTTTTAATAGTTTTAATCCAGACTACCCGTTTATATTCATAGATAATATCTCTATCCATCAAGAAGTTCTTGATCAAAATGAAATAAATAAGGATTATATTGCAGCAATTTCTGAATATAATAAATTAAAAGTTAGAGCAAGAGCATACACAACAAACGCTTGGATATATGGATATGAAATAATTCCTCATTATGCAAAGATGGGGAGATTAAGAGAATTGTCTAGCAGATCAATTACTGTTGACGATTCTTTTTCAGCAACAGAAGATACAAATCAAGGAATTATATTCGATCAGGCTATATTTGATGAGTCTACTTTTGGTAATGATTAGGATAAATATTAAGGAACAAAAATGAGTTACACAACACCATCTACTGCCGTTGGTAACGGAACTTTAACCGTTACAATGTGGAATACAGAAGTAAGAGACAATTTAAACCATTTAAATAGTTACGCTAACCCAGTAGGAGCCGTTTTACCTTATGCGGGAACTTCTGCCCCTAGTGGATACTTATTGTGCGATGGAGCATCTATCGGTACAGCAGATTACCCAGATTTATTCGCAGTTGTTCAATACAATTATGGTGGTAGTGGTACTGCCTTTAATGTTCCAGATCTTTCTACTCGTATGCCTATCGGTACGGGAAATGGAAGGTCAGAAGGAGATGCTGGAGGAACAGAAAATGTTACTCTTGATGTAACACAAATACCTTCTCACTCTCACGTTGCAACAGATTCTGGTCACACTCATACATACCCAACAAGTGCTGGTGGTGATAGTTTAGGTGGTGGTGATACTGGAGCATTTGATGTTGCCACTTATGGAGCAAACGGGTCGCTAACAACAAATACTGGATACGCAAATGTGACAATTAATAATACTGGTGGGGGATCTTCTCACACAAATATGCCACCCTATCTAGTAATGAATTATATTATTAAAACATGATATAATGTAATAGTGATTATTAAATATGGTTCTTTTCAAGAAATAGAAGAACAAATACTTAGTATAGAAGATAAAAAAGGTATTTATCTTATTGAACCAAAGGGTAAGGGCAACTTACTCATCTCTTCTTTTGCTAATAACCAAACAGAAGAAATACGAGCAGATATGCTTGAGGACTTTCTAAAAGACAAAGAAGGAACTCATGCATTTTTTATTGGAGTTCGTCCCCCACGCTGTATTAAGAAGGAACTATCTGATCGTTATAATGTTAAAGAGGCAATAGAATGGTGTAAAAAAATTATGCATCTATCTATTGGAAACCCCTCTTACGACCAGATAGATTTTTCTTTAGAGAATATTTTAGCCATAATGAGAGAGGTAGAGGAAGAATCAGAGCAAACTCTTGAACTTCTTATAGCGAAAGAAGATCCCCAACTGGATATAGATCTTTCTGATCAGGATCTTTCTGATAACCCATTCTAGACAAACTTTTAATGGCGGTCTTTTTTGATGAAAAATTATGCGTGTTGCCAATTTTTACCCATCCGAGGGGTGAGCGTTGGTAAAAATCAAATGCAAATTCTTTAAACATTGTGCGCTCTTCTTCATGGACTCTATATAAAAGAGCCACACTTTCATTATCTCTAATCCATACTTCCATTATTCATCCTTTCCTTTATGTATTATAGCAGCAGCACCATACAGTATGTCAAGCAAAGCGGCGCTATAAATAATAATAAACTGTCCTATCATCTTCTTATATACTACTCCTTTCTTATATAGTAAGTTTGCAATTAGTGTTACTAACCCAAAAATAAAGGCCCGCTTTATGCGGGCCTTCTTAATTTTATTTTTGTTATGTAACATATAGCGGGGGAAGGATTCGAACCTTCGATCTTCGACGCATGAAGCCGACGAGATAACCACTTCTCCACCCCGCGTTGTATGGAGATGACCGGCTCTGCCCCGGTGTCCCATATAGTTCCCTCAAATCAACTTATACAGCATATTATACTACATTGTACTTCGGTTTACTACTGTGCTTAGTAGTTGTAGACTAAGCGGCTACTCCAGCAAATTCCTCTACCCATGAGGCGGGGAAAGTGTCTGGAACGATGACTTCATTTAAGTTGCCATTTATGTTTATTTGCTTATCCAAGCAGGAGTTATGAGGTAACTAACCGCTGATTGATTTGGCTTCTCTATAGGTCGAAACTAATTCATCCCCAAGTAACCACTATTTAATTGTTCGTTTTTTCTTCTTTTTCTAGTTTAGCATATTTCATTGCTTGTCCAATAACTTGATGCATATCATAGTATTTATAGTTGCCAAGCCTACCTCCAAAAATAACTTTTGGTGCTTTTACCTTAGCCATTTTTCTATATTCATTATATAGATCGTTGTTTTTCTTATCGTTTATTGGGTAATAAGGTTCGCCAAACTTTGTAGGAAATTCTCTAGTAATGATTGTTTTGTCTGTTTTTAGTCCGGGGTAGAAATGCTTATGCTCAACAATTCTCGTATGAGGAATAAACTTTTCTGTATAATTTATTTGGGCACAACCTTGATAATATTCAGACTCATAAACTTCATTTACAAGATCTAATGAACGATATTCAAGTTTACCCAGTTCATAATCAAAAAACTCATCAATTGGTCCTGTGTAAACGACTTTATGAGCCAATTCTTTAAGATGATGAGCATATGGCATATTTGTTAGATATGGAATATCTTTAAGAATATTAGATATCATATCTGTATATCCGTTTACTGGGATACCCTGATAAGTATCATTAAAATAGTTATCATCAAAAGTCATACGAATAGGAAGACGTTTAATAATATCTGCTGGCAACTCTGACGGAGGTTTGCCCCACTGCTTCTCTGTATAGCCTTTAATAAGCGTTTTATAAACTTCTGGACCTACTTGTGATATTGCCCAAGTTTCTAAATTAGATTGTTTGTTTGGTAGTTCGTTCCATTGTTCAATCCAACCTTGCAATTGTTTAATACTAGAAGCATTAGCAATTTCATTAAATGTTTTTAAATTGAAAGGTAAAGTATAAAATTTTCTTTTATAGAATGCCTTAACCCTATGAGTATAATTATTAAACTCTGCATATTTATTTACAAAATCCCAAATATCTTGATTTGATGTATGAAAAATATGAGGACCATATTTATGAACATGAATGCCCTCATGCTTTTCTGTATATACGTTGCCGCCAATATGCTCTCGCTTATCAATTACTAAACAACTTTTTCCAGAATCGGTCATGATGCGAGCAAACGTTGCTCCAAATAATCCTGCTCCAACCACTAGATAGTCATACATCTAATTATTACTCCAATCTTCTGCCGTGCGAGCCTTAATCATCTTGATATCAGGAAAACCATGCCTAAAATCAATCTCGCCATATTCATCATTACTTACAGAATAATAGACCTTACGAATACCCGCATCGTAAAGGTGGGCCATACAAGACTTACAGGGCTTGCTATTAGTGCGATTCTTACTCTTGGCAGATAGAGTTACAAGAAAACAATCTGCTCCTTCAAGGAACTTAGGGTTAGCCCTCCAAAGGGCATGAATCTCTGCATGAATAGAAATATAACTCTGCAACTTAAGATCGGACATATGCGCCCATCCGGTACTAATCTCTCCATCTCTATGGATAAGGGCACCGACCTGAAAGCGCTTAAGTGTAGAGCGCTCTGCCATATTCTCAGTTACAGCAAGAAACTCTTCAATCTTATTAGCCATTAATTACTCCTTATCTGGAAGTTTTTCTACCCACCAGTCGCAAGCCGATGGAGCCGCATCCAGCCGTGCGCGTATCTCTGCGAGGCGGTCACTCATACTGTTTCCTTTAGCAGACGTTCAAGTTCATTCAACAACCATTCAATATCGCTTTGCATCTTATCTCGCAACTGCGCGTCTAGATCTGCACTCAACCCTGCTGGATAATAATTAGCCTGTGCCAATGTAGTGCGAATTTCTTTAATTCGATAACTCATTATCAACCTCCAAACTGCTGAATATAAGAATACATTGCGATACCGCTAGCCACTCCAACATTAAGAGAGCGGGTAGATCCAAACTGAGGAATATAAACAACGTCGTCAGCAAGATCCATAGCCTTGTCGGTAACTCCAATGCTTTCCTGCCCAAAAACCATAATAGTCTTTTCGTTCCAATCATACTCACGGATATCCTGTGCATTATTGTAGTTTTCAAATACTACCACACGATAGTCAGGATGAGCATCTACCGTATTCTGTAGAGATGCACCAAACTTAAGATGCTCATAGTGATGAGTACCGACAGCACCGCGACGGTCCCACCTTCGACGCCCAAGAATCCATACTTCTTTTCCAGTAAAAGCATTACAATTACGAATGGTAGTGGAAATATTAAAATCCTTGTCAAAGTTTTCGATTGCAACAACAAACGGAAACCTCACCTTATCTAAAGATGCCTTAATAGCATCCTCATTCCAATACTTATAGTAATCAATAACATTACGGCTGTCAGTGGCTGTATTCAAATTACAGTCCTTTCTCTATATTATTTTAATAATGGAGAGTTATCATATAACGGTCCATGCTCATCTTGAACTATAGCATAAGCATGAAAAATGTCTATGTTATAGATATCACATATAACTTCAATTGAAGATATCATATTATCAGGATATTTTTCTATTGCATATAATATTTGTTGATTAGTCATAGTGGCCCCACTAGGATTCGAACCTAGACCTGAAGGATTAAAAGTCCCCTACGCTGCCATTACGCCATAGAGCCATATATTAATCTTTAAGTCCCCAATATAAAAACCATAAGAATATTATAACAAGGACTACAAAGAAAAACCAGTCATACCACTGCCAATTCAATTAGTTTTCTTTCTGTTTCCATCTTTTATAGTTTATCACATAAATCGTTATGTATCCAACGGTGAGTAAGATAAATCCGTATTGTTTAGTCATTATACCATAAAAAGTCCAAAGGATTTCTAGGCAACCTAAATAAATCCAAGCCCAAAGTCGGTATTTCCCTACATTCCACATTCCAATTAAACTGAGTACTGCAAGCACCCAAGAAAGTATATAGATATTCATAATATTATCCTCTATTACTTATGCTTAGTAATAAAAGATAAATAAAATCCGGGACTAGGATTCGAACCTAGATTAGAAGGTCCAAAGCCTTCTGTCCTACCATTAGACGATCCCGGAGTAAAACTTATTCAGTAACTTGTACTTCTTCTTGTTTAGTGGGTCGCAACCCAGCCTTTTTAATATTTTTATGCTCTTCTAGCATTTCTTGATGCTTTCGTTGACGTTCAACTTTATTTATTAACGCCCACATTTGATCACGTTGTCTACGCCACCGATGCTTTGCTCTTGCCATTATTCCTCCTATTTTTAAATAGTGATAGCGCATAGGGGGTTCGAACCCCTGTTGCGGGAATGAAAGTCCCGAGTCCTAGACCACTAGACGAATGCGCCCTATAAGTTTGATTATATCAAAACCAAAATAGTTTTTATAGTTCTAAGTTTGGATCTTTTAAAGCATTTTGTAATCTTATCCATGCTTTTTCTTCTGCTTCTAGGTATGATTCAGCAGAAAAATAATTTTTATAAGTTTTACTTATATGAATGTAGTCAGATTTAGCCCTTTGGAACTCATCAAACGGATCATCCATTGGTCTATAATCTATATCATTAGTCATTGTTTCTTCTTCAACCATAGTCGCAATCCTTTGTTATTAGTTTCCGTAATAGAAAATAATTATGCACTATTTTTTTAGTAGGGGCGGTGGGAGTCGAACCCACAAACCTTACAGGTTAAGGATTTTAAGTCCTCTGCGTATGCCAATTCCGCCACGCCCCCTTATTTCTTTTTGTCATGTATGCTCATATTAGTTCTTTTCATCGGCCCACTGGGAATCGAACCCAGATTACGACTTTATAAGAGTCGCGTCCTAACCGTTGAACGATGGGCCAGTAGGGAAGGAGGGACTTGAACCCCCACGCCTTGCGGCAACGGATTTTGAGTCCGTCGTGTCTGCCAATTTCACCACTTCCCCTCATGGGCAAGGAGGGACTTGAACCCCCGACTTCCTGCGTGTAAAGCAGGCACTCTGACCAACTGAGTTACTCGCCCAAACCTCCGTGGCAGGATTCGAACCTGCGACCTACGGATTAGAAGTCCGTTACTCTGTCCACTGAGTTACACGGAGAGGATTATTAACCTGTTAATCCTATACCGCTTGGTCTATCCTTTTGCATCTGATCTGCCCACTGTTGGGCTTTCTTAACGCGAGGACGCTCTGCCGAAGGCATGCGATCCTGCTCTGACTTATTTGGATGAAGTACTTCGGGAGTCCCCTTGCGAGGATCTGTGTTCTTCTTACGCTCATTAACCATATCATACTCCAATCTGTTTTTTACATTATATCATACTGCAAGCGGCTAGTCGGAATCGAACCGACGAATATGGCTTGGAAGGCCAACGTTTTACCCCTAAACTATAGCCGCATACTCGGGAGGCAGGATTCGAACCTGCGACATATCGGTTAACAGCCGACTGTTCTACCACTGAACTACTCCCGAACGTTGCTATTTAATTATAGCAACTAACCTTATGCAGCAGCAACTTCTTCTAAATCTGGAATATCGCAAACCCCACCAACACACTCAAGAGAATTAAGTTCAGCAAAGTTAGATCCTTCAATGACAATACCTTGCTCTTCAATAATCTTTTTAGCCTCTGCTACAGGAATGTGTTCTAGTGGCTCTTCTCCGCGAGAACCTTGACGATAAATAGTTGTTCCCTTGCATGAATCAAGGTATTGTAACCATAAGTCGCTAAGATTGTCAAGTGGATACTCTTTTGGAAGATTAATTGTCTTTGATACTGCATTATCAATGTGCTTTTGCACAGTCTTCTGCATTTCAAAATGTGCTTCTACAGGAATGTCATAAGCACCAACGGCAATCTCACCAAACTCCTTATATTCATCTGTAATAACAAGTTCTTGTTTTTTCTGGTCACGACCTTTTTCATCGCTAACACGATAACGACGCCAGTATACGGGAGCAAACAAAGGCTCAATGCCGCTAGTTACACCAGATACCATAGAAGTAGTTCCGGTAGGAGCAATAGTCATAAGGGCACAGTTGCGAAGACCGTGAGCCTTGATCTTGTTACGAATACCACGCTTAAGCGTCTTAGCAAAACCACCTTGCAAATATTTGTCACGATCAAAACCGGGGAATGGTCCCTTCTCAGCAGCAAGAGTTGCAGAAGCATCATAGGCTACATTCTTGTAAAACTCAAATAGTTTATTAACGAATTCAAATCCTTCTTCTGAATCGTAACGAAGACCCAATTTTAAAAGCATAGTGTGAAGTCCCATAACGCCAGCGCCAAGGCGACGGTTCATGTGGCACTTCTCTTGAATCTCAGGAAGAGGAAAATGATTAACATCAAGTACATTATCTAAGAAACGAACAGCAAGACGAATTGAAGCATCAAACTGGTCCCAATCAAATTCTCCGTCCTTAACAAATCTTGGAAGGACCAAAGAGCCAAGATCACAACAATCATATGCGCCTAACCAAATTTCACCACAAGGATTAGTAGAAATAAGTTCTTCATAGTAGTATATGTTGTTCATCTTGTTTGCAAGGTGCCCATTAAGAACACCCGGCTCACCAGAATTCCACGCATTTGTTACAAGAGTCTCCCAAACTTCTTTAGCCTTAAGGATTTCACCAGTTGGGAGTCCATTGAATTCTAATACAATATCACCATCTTCTTGAACTAATCTTACAAATTCTTCTGTTGGCATATTAAGAACAACAGAAATGTTTGCATTTTCAAGTTCTTGACGATCTAGTTTAACGTGAAGAAACTCTTCAAGATCTGGGTGATTAATATTAAGGCACTGCATAAGAGCAGCACGACGCCCACCGCCTTGACGAAGTTCATTAGCGATACCGTCTTGCATCTTCATAGCAGACACAGCACCTGTTGATACTCCACCAGTTCCCTTAATTGCGAATCCGCGAGGACGGGGCTTTGAATAGTTTGCTCCAATGCCGCCACCTAAACCTGAAATAACAGTAGTGTCATAAAGCATCTTTCCCCAACCTTCTCGGGAATCGTCTACTGGAATAACAAAACAGTTAAGTAACTGTCCCTTTGGACGACCAGCCCCGTACCAAATACGACCACCGGGCATAAACCTATTTGTTACCAATTCCTCATAAAATTTTTCTGAGTACTTGTTAACTTTTCCATTAGTCTCTGCGTCAGCGATATGACGCGCAACTCTTTCGCAGGCTTCTTCCCAAGTCTCTTCTTCATTTCTAGCGTATCTCTCTTTAAAAATAATCTCTCCAAGTCCAGACGGACTAAACTTTTGCTGCTTCTCGTTCTCTTCCATTCTACGCTCCTTTAAATACAACAAAGTACACTTTACATTACAGTAACTAAAAATAATTTAGATCTTACTTTCCAGAAGATCCGAACCCGCCGACACCCCTACCGTCGTGTGAAGGTGGAAGTTCGTTAACTTCTTCAAGAGAAACGCGCTCATGTTGAACAATAACTAATTGCGCGATCTTGTCTCCCTTTTTAATCTTATAGATATTGTTAGACAAATTTAAAAGCATTACTTTTACTTCTCCACGGTATCCAGAATCAATAAGTCCGGGAGCGTTAGGGATGATAATGCCTTTCTTGCCCATAGAAGAGCGCGGAAGTACTAATCCGCAATATCCTAATGGAATAGCAATGCCTATCCCGGTACTAACTGAATTTACTTCACCCAAGTATAGAGTATAGTCTTCACAGGCAACCAAGTCAAGACCAGCATCTCCATTGTGAGCAACTTCTGGGACTACAGCGTTATTATTTGATAAAATAATAGGTAAATGAAACATTTAAGTAATGACCCCTTTTTCACTAAATAAGGTTGTTATTCTAAGCCTTAAGATATAGATATCTAAAGAGAATAATTATGCAATATAGATTTATTTGGAATATAGATCAAGATCAAATTCACTTTGTAAATAATTTTGATTTTGAAGAACCCCTAGAAGATAATTATATCACAGGAGACTATCTTCCTGCTGATAAATCTATTTCTTTATATAAAGAAGATGTTAAAGTTCCAATAAATTTAGATTATTTTGTTCGTCTATGGAAAGCGTCTGAACCAGATAAAGAGATTGTTAGAGAAAGAGTAGAGGTAGTGAGTTTAAATAAAGTTTCAAACGTTAGACTTGCCTCAAGTCAAGAAGAAAAGTTGGTCGCCCAGTTTTTAATTGCTGAACATGGTCAAGATAGTATGTTAAATCTAGATAAACTTTTTGAAGCAAATCCTACTCCCGATGATGTAAGAAGATACTTTATTCCTTTTATAAAGAAGTTTAATCAAAACACTTTTAAGCAATTCCCTGACAACCTTCCTAGAAACGCAAAGCAATGGAGAGCCTTATCAGAAGAAGAAGTTTTTGCTTATGTAGAATATTTTGCAAATAATATATCAAGAGGCGATCAACAACTTGCTAATTCTTTAACTCAAGCAATGATGGATAAATGGGAAATGGATGGAGTTCCATTTGATCCTGCGGAATATATCATAGATGAGGGAATGATAAACTGGAATGAAGTTCGATCTTTACTATTAAGAGAATTTGGCAATTCATTTAATTTGTTTTCTAAATGGGAAAAAGTTTCTGACTATGGAGGCTGGACAAACTGGGAAACGTTTTTGACAAATAACATTATGGAAAACGAATTTAATATATATAAATATTTTTTAGATTTAGCAAAAAAAGCCATTAGTAAATACCCAAGTGAAACTTTTTTTGAATTAAAAGAAGTTTGGCGTGAAAAAATTGAAGAAATGGTTATTGATGTACATAACAGAACCTGTGACGAAACAGAACGAATTGATGATATTCTGAAAGTAGACTTTGATGAAATTTTAGGTCATTGGTTTGAAAAAGTAAACGAAGAATTAGGTTACGATGAAGTTTATTCTTTACAAAGAAAAAATCAAATTCTAGATAAGTGGGAACCCGAAAGTTGGTGGAAAGGGTCTAAATGGAATAAAATCTCAGATCATAATGGCTGGACAAACTGGGAAACTTGGAACGTTAATCTTATGATGGAAAACGATTATGATGACTATTTGTATTTCACGGAGTTAGCAAAGAAAAATATTTCTGTTGATGACTTTGCTATGGCAGCAATCGAAAGAGTAATTGGTCCATATAATGAACAACTTAGAAACGATTTTGCTGAATATACCGATGAAGAAGAAATTTTAATGCAATTAGAAAATGATGATCAAAAATGGCGAAGCGATGCTGAAAGAAGATATCCAGACGATCCAGAGGCTCAAGAAGATTATATTAGAAAAATGCGAGAGATTGTTTATGGCCTAATGGGAATTCCTGAACCGACAGATATAGCAAATCATTGGCTAGATGAGTCCAAAGTGAACTGGCAAGAAATTTACGAACATTGGATTAACAATACAAAAGAATCAAGTTGGAAGGTATTGAAGTGGAAGAGAATTTAATCCATAAAAAGTCTAACATTCTAGATCCGATTCACGATACTTTAGATCAAGATGTATTTAACGGGATGACTCCCAAAAGTGCTTTTTTTGAATATCACTTAGATCACGTTAGAGAAGTTTTTAGACAAAACAACTTTAACCCATATGCTTTTGATTTCTATTTAACAGGTTCTCTTTGTACATATCAATATTCGGAAAAATCAGATGTAGACATTTCTATTGTTTGTAACGCCGACGAGTTTGATGAAGAAGATCGTGCAGATCTTATTGCTATTGTGATTGAATCTTTAGACGGCACCTTCTTTCCTAGAACTAAACACCAATATCAACATTTTGTTCAACCAATTGGTGTAGACATTGAAGACCTTTTTATTCTCGGTCTTAGAAGCGCGTGGGATTTTCAAAAAAACGAATGGGTTCTTAAACCAAAAAGACCAACTACAGATATTAAAAAAGAAAAGCCTGATTGGATTCTAATGGGGGTTCAGGTATCTGACAAAATTAATACTTTGATTGATAATCATAAATATGAAGATGCTAAGGCAATGTATAAAAAAGTGCATCAAAAAAGAAAAGAAGATCAGATTGACTATGGCGATTACAGCGAAGGTAATGTTATTTATAAATTTTTAGATAATAACGGAACATTTGATCGCCTAAAAAATGTTGGACAAAGAATTGCTTTTCAAAAAGAAGCATTTACAAAAGACGATTTTGTAAATTATTATTATGAATCTACTTTTTATAATAGATCTTTTCGTCAAAAAACACATCTAAACTCTAAAGGGTATCCTTGCGACTGCACCTTTGGCAAAAAAGACCTAAAAGCAGTTGCTCAATATTATAATAATATAAATAAAACCGATAGTGAAGATTTTAAATTCAGTTTTAATAAAAATAGCAACGAGGGTGAAGAATCCAAGATAAAGCAAATCGCTCAAAAAATCCTTGATAAGCAGATCAGTGAAGAATCAAAATGGAATAAAAGATACCCCGTTTGGAAAGAGCGTTTACAATCTATTGTTGATATGGGCGTTTTAACGGAAGAAAGCATTAAATTTTGGGGAGGAATTATTTCTTTGTACAAAAAAGCAGTACAAAGAAATGATGTGATGATCAATAATAATGCATATAGAATGTATCTTTTTAGTGGACCAACTGATCCTTTATATAGAGATAAAGATTATTTACAATCTTATAAAGAAGATTTTAGAAAACTTTGGACGGGAAACTTTGGTAAAAATACAAAAGTTGGAGATTTTATTAATAGTGAAAACTATGAGTTTCTTGGCGAATCATATGACTGGAGCGCCGAATCAGAGTTTATTGGGACAATAGATCGCTTACTTTACACAGATATTTCTTTAGATGAAGAAATAGATTTTAGTTGGCGCTGGTGGTTTAGTTTACAAAACTCAGACAATAATCAATTAAACAATAAATTGCAAAAAATTGAAAATCTTTTTAATCAAAAAATTAAAGAAATGAAAAAAGATAATCATTTAGATTTTGGGTTTTTGACTACCTTAAATAAAGTTTCTATGCTATTAACCGATAGATATGGAAACTATGTAGAAAATTTTGAAAATATATTAGATATGATTTTAGACGGATCAATATTTAAAATGCGTCCAGAAGAAGTTTTAGATTTCTATGTACAAAACAGGTCTAACTATCCGGCTAGAAATACTATATTTGAAGGTGCCGTAAATGCAATTCAATATATGAACAGTATAAGGCTTCAATATCTCTTAAATGAATATAAAGACTTAAGATTTCCTACAAATTTAGAAGGAATGGATAGTTTTAATGAACTAAGCCTTTCTCTTCGTCAGATAGAAACAGAAACAAAAGAAAGAGAAGAATATAAAGAATTATTAAGACAATTTAAAGAAGGAGAAGTCGCATACGAATCAGATAGTCCTGTTTTTACTTTTGAAGTTAAAAAAGGTAATCCCGAAAAAGCAAAACCGGGAGTTTGGGGAGTATACCGACTTGAAAGTACAGACGATTTAGAATTAGAAGGAAGGATATGTAACCACTGTATTGGAAGTTGGGAACAGCCTCATATTAGAAGAAGGGATGAAGATCTTAATACTGTTTATTCTGTGCGCGACCCGGATGGAGTTCCTTGGACAACTTTGGAATTAGATAAAGAAGGGGTGATTCTGGGACAAGCGTTTGGTCGTCAGGATCATGCCGTAAGACAAAATGAACAAAAGATTTTAAATGCTTTCTTCGGACAAGAAAGTTTTCAAAGACAAAGCAAAAATCCAAATAAATATATAGTCAGAACAAGAAATGGTAAAGAGTATGTTTATAACGCATCAAGCACAGAAGATGCAGTCGAACAACACAAAGAGGCAATAAAAAGCATACCACTTCCATTTGATTACCCCCGATGGGCTTATGAAGAAGAAATAAAAGGACTCAAAGCAGTTGCGGCATATGGTGCTGGTCACGATTGGTTTGATAAACCAGAAGGACAAAGAAGTGGTCTTTATTATGAGAGCGATTTGCCCGTTGCAGAAGAAGATATAGAAACAACTGAATATCATATGGAACCAGATGTTTTTTGGGGACTTTCAAATATACCCGAAATATCTAGTGGTGATGAATTAGAAACGCTCTGGCAATGGGTAGAAGGTGACTATGGCGAGAGCGCTTATTTGTTTGATATGATGAATTATTATTATCCAGATGAAGACACCCCGGTAGAGGAACTAGAAAGAGATGACTATGGATATGCTCTCGTTAGAATAGTAGAGCCATATACTTTTGACGGGTCATATTCAAATGTTTTTAATTTTATAAATTCTATTGTAGAAAAATACGAAAATTTGCTTTTTGATGAAGAAAATAATATTTCAGATGAAATATGGGATTTTTATGAATCAGTAAAAGGACTTGGAACATATATTATTTTAACCTCTATTTCTACAGGACAAATTGAAAAAATTATTAATACCTATGTAAATGCTTTTGATTTTTATGTACAAAAACAAACATCTATGTTTTACAAAGAAAACAAAAAAAACAAAATTGCAATTTTAAATGGAATTAGAATAGTTTTAAAAGATTTAATTTCAAGTGTTGATTATACAACTTCGGTAAATGATATATACCATTTGTTTGATGATTCAGAAATTTCTAAAAGTCTAGAAAGTGAATATGGAAGTTGGAACTATAATTACGACTTTGAAAATTCTTACGTTGAATTTCAAATAGAGCCAAAATCAATGCCTAAAGAAGAAATTAATCAATCAAGAACATATTTAATAAATTATGTTCAATATGCAATTAATTTGTCTGAAGAAATAAAAGAATTGACGAGAAATTTTTTTGAAAGAAATTTAAACTCTCCTATTCAAAGAACAATTTGGTTTAATCAAAATGAAAATACATTAACTGGACCTCCTTTAGAACTTGAAGAAAAACAAATTCAGCCGGGAGATAGTGATTCGGATAAAGAAAGAAAATTGATACAACAAGACCTTCTGCGAAAAGAAGTTGATGATTCTGGTCTGTATGAAACAAAACTTAGAGAACTAAGAGATATTGTATACTACATTGCTAAAGAAACAGGATTAAATGCAATTGTAAATCCAATAAATAAAATGTTCAATGACAGATTTCAACTTGGATCATATAATTCTAGATTTTTGGAAAGAAGCATGAATGAATTAATTAATTTATTAGAATATGCAAAAAATACTATTTATATGAATGAAAATCCAGACGCTGGAGCAGGAGGAATTGCTGGTGGGCAAATAAACTTTTATATGATGCCGCCAGAACCTAGCACAGAAGAATTCGAAAGATGGGAAAGGGTACAAGAAGGTTTATTAGCGACTACAGAACCTTATAAGGGAGAAGATAGTTGGGGTTCTGAAGGATTTGCCCCAGATACAAGTAGGCGAAGAGGAATTTAAATGGATAATCTAAGTGAATATATACTAAGATTAGTAAGAAATAATCCTGCGGCAAAAACAGTTGTTGAACTATTATCTCCATTTGGAGAAGTTTATGTAGTTGGTGGAGCGGTTAGAGATGTTCTTCTTCAAAAGAAACCAAAAGACATAGATTTGGTAGCAAGAGTAGACGAAGATACAATTAAGTCTGTATTAAGTAATTTCCCAAATGCAACATTAAATAAAACTGGAAAACAGTTTCCAGTATATAGGTTTAGATATCAAAACGAAGAAGTAGAAATTGCTTTACCAAGAATAGAAACTAAGGTTGGAGAAGAAAGTAAAGATTGGGAATTTAAAAGTGATCCGTCTATTCGAATTGAAAGAGATTTAGAAAGAAGAGATTTTACTGCAAACGCAATTGCCGTAAACGCTCAAACCGGAGAGATTGTAGATCCTTTAAATGGAATTGATGATATTGAAAAGGGATTGTTAAGAGTTATCAATGAAAACTCTTTTAGAGATGATCCTTCAAGAACGCTTAGAGCATTAACTGCAATAAGCAAGCACGGTTTACAACCAGATGAAAAAACTAAAGAACAAATGCGTAAATATGGCCCGTACTTGGCTAAAATCGCTCCAGAGATTATGGGCATGGAATTAGATAAAATACTCAGCGGAGAACATCCTCATCAAGCAATACAAATTGGTCAACAAACCGGAGTATTAGAACACTTCTTGCCAGAAGTTCATACAACATTTGGTTACGATCAAAAAAACAAACATCATAATTATGATCTAGGGACTCACCTGATGGAAGTTGTCAAAAATATGGCTCGCAGATCTGATGATACAGATATGAGACTCGCGGCTTTGTTTCACGATATTGGCAAACCAGATTCTGTTTGGTACGACGAAGAGGGAAATGGTCACTATTATAAAAATGATTCTGGTCAAGGACAAGACCATGAAACTGTTGGCGCACAAATGGCTGAAGATATTTTAAGAAGATTAAGATATCCTGCAAACAGAATAGCAAGAATTAAACAATTAATTCAAAATCATATGTTCCCCATTTTTAATTCATCAAAGGGAGCAAGAAAGTTTCTTAATCAAGCCGGTTCTTACGAAATTGCTCATAATTTACTTGATCTTAAAGAGTCAGATTATTTAGGTAAAGGCAATGATAGTGCTACAAGAGAAATGTCTGATTTAATGAGGCAATTAATTGATGCTGAATATGAAGCACAAAATGCTTTTACTCCCAAAGATTTAGCAATTAATGGCAACGAAGTTATGCAACTTTTAGGCATTGATAGTGGCCCTCAAGTGGGAGAAATACTGAAATCTTTGATGGATATTGTTGTTGACAATCCTGAAATGAATACAAAAGATAACTTGTCTTCATTTATTAATAACTTCTATAAAAGTTCATCAAATGTAGAGTCAGCAATTCTTGAAATATCAAAGCAAATTAGAAGAGAAGCCGCTTGGCGCGACGTTGAAATGAAAGCAAAACGTCTAAAAGATGGCGGTCAAGTAGTAATAAACACCAATGCTGAAAATGCAGTTGAAGGAGTAGTACAGGGTGATAATGGTATTTACGAATGCATAATATATAGAGAAGACCCTAGCAGTCAAAGAATTACGCATTGGAACTGTGAGTGTAAATGGGGTCAGTATGCATACGGAAGAACAAGAAAATATAAGAAATTTGAAGGTCGGCCATGTTCTCACGTTATGGCAATGTTTTGGGAGTCAAGATCCTTACCAGTAGGGTATTTTGGAGCAGAGTTTGATCCTAATCAAACTTACAGTTTTGAACCAGATGCTCCAAACTATCAAGTTGTTCAACAAGATGTTTCTCAAGCAGGTAATCCGTTAGAGTTAGAAAATCAAAATTCTGAGTTTCCTCCTATGCCGCAAGGACAATCTCCTGCTCCACCTAATTTTGAAGAGGGGGAAAGAAGATCGTCAATTAAAAATAAATGGAAAAGGATTTAAAAATGTCAAGCAGTTTTCCCGAAATGAATGGTCAACCTTCTTATGTTAACTATAGAGAATTTGAAGATTTTAGACAGGAAAGCAGAGATGCGTTTGATAGTTTGACAATAGCACTAGATGAAAAGTTTTCAGGGTTGGGGGAACAAATCGAAAGTATAAAAAATGAAATTCAAGCATTACAGATTGATCAACTTAAGTATCAACTAAATCAAACTGAAAAGAAAATGTTTGAAGAAAAAACAGAAACAACAGAAGATAGAAATTATAGAAGAACCTTGACAGTTGCAATTATTGCTGCTATGATAGGTCCATTAGTAGGTGCTGTCTTAGGACTAGTACTAGGCTATATGATTCCATAAAGGTGTAAAATGACAAAAGGTGAAAAAGTAGTAAAAAAAGCATTTCAATATTTAGGAGTCAGAGAAGTACCCTATGGCTCAAACCGTGGAAAAGATATTGACCGCTGGGAAGCCAGATGGGGCATGAAAGGCGAACCTTGGTGCGGAATGTTTTCAGACGCAATGTTTTCAGAAGCAGGAGTTGATGATGCAGGAATCAATCACCCTTCTACTGCTGTTATTTGCCAAAAAGGTAAAAAATATAAGTGGAATGGAAAAGGGAAGATCCCGCCCGGATCTTTGTGGGTAAATTGTGGTACTCACGTTGCTATTATCACTGCTCACAACAGCGACGGAACAGTATCAACAATAGAAGGTAATAAAAATAATATGGTAGCAACAGGTCGTAGACCGATTGCTGGAGCAACAATTATTGTACCTCCTGCTGTAGATGATTATGTTCCAAATCCAGTTCGTCGTAAATATTGGCTAGAAGATTTAGGAGCGCAACAAAAACTTCTTACAGTCAATGGTAAGATTGCACGCTGGAAGAAAAAAGAATATCGTGATAAGGTACTAAATCAAATTAAAAATAGCCCACTTTATCGTGGAACAACTCTCGCTCCAGTCAGTCGTGGAGAGGGAAGAAATAAAAGATACTTTATCCGAGTAGGTGACTTGCGTTATTACGGTCCTTGGAATAAGATAGAGTATAGAAATGCGGCGCAAAAATCTCTAGAGAAGCGCTTAGGTAGAAGATTGCGTCGTTTTAGTAAGAAAGTTAATTAACTTAGGAGATTAAATTGAACACACCAAACATTAGCGTTGGTTGGGGTCCAGTAACTATTACTGGTATTATTACCGCAGTAACTGCTGGTTTGCTTTCTGTAGCAACTTTTCTAACAACGCTTACTGGCGCTTTGCCAGCAGAAGTATCTGATAAGTACGGTTTTTGGTTAGCGACTATCGCAGGTATTGTTTCTGCTCTTTCTCAGGCTATTGTAGCAGCATCACGTTCATACTTTGCTAATTCAAAGGTGCAACTTGCTAGTGCTGAAGCCTATGCAAATCCTGCATCTTTGACCGCAGATGTTGGCAATGATGTGGAAGTATTTGTTGACGATCCTGTAGTTTCAGATACAGATCTTAGTCCACCGATTACTCCAGAACAGTAATAAATTAAAAGAAATGAGCCTCCATTGTGAGGCTCATTTTTATTGTATGACTTTGACTTAATATAAGAGATGAGTGCATTTAAAAGCGGGGAATACGTTAAAAATTTAGTTGAGATTGAGGGTACTGTAGTTGAGTATCGTCCACAGGATCATCCAACAGATCCTACAGTTAATCCCGGTAAAAGCGGGCCAACTCCAGATACTCAAATTAATCAAAAAGTTAGGATACGAGAAGGTCAAGTCGGAACAGTTATGTATTCTGACGATATAACTACTATTGTTACTTACGATTTACATACAACGGGACCACTTGAACCTCATCTTATTAAAGCAGAAAGTTTTACTTCTAATTTTAAAAGAGTTGTTAGAGGGACTAGACCCTCTAGAGGACCAAGTTATTTCCCAGATCGTAGACCTCCAAGAACAAATCCAACAGGAATGAATTAATATGTGGAAAAAATCTATGCCAAGGGGACTTGGGCCTTCAATTGAAGAAGGTGCAAATATAATTAGACAATTTGCGCTAACAAGAAACCATGCTAATGGCGAATTTGGTTTTTCAACTGAAGACTTATGGCAAAGTGAAAATTGGCGCAACTATTGGTATGGGTTTGAACAACCAAATTATCAACAAATTAATGCTAGAATTGCAAGAGCAAAACAAAACAACTACATAGCGTCAGTCGGTGGCCTTTTTTGGTGGAAAGAAAACAGTAAGTATACGATATTTGAATTTGCAAAAGTTATGAATACTTATTCAATTGATTTACCAAAATATGTTCATGACTTGTTTTATAACAGAATTTCACAAGAAATATTTAAAACTGATAAAAAACTTAATGATTCTCTTTATTATCTTCAACTTCTACAAGAACGTTTACAAAATCAAAATAGAAACTTAACTTTCGACGAATATTTAAATATTAATAATCAATATAATAAATTTTATATGGAAAATATTGAAGCAAAAAAAACTTTTATTGATAATAAATACTATAAAGTGCTAAAAGAAATTGAACAGGCACAAGAAAAAGAAGTAGAAAATTTTAAAAAAAGTTCAACTCCACAAGAATGGCTCAAAACAAACTTTTCTAAAAATACTAGTCTTTATCTTCAACAAATAGTTGAAATGTTCTTAAAAGTTCCAGAAGAAACCTTAGAAGAATACAATAAAACTTTTTCTGCACAAAATCAAACACCACAAAATATACAATCATTAGAAGAAAGTCCTGTTCTTGATATAGTAAGTCCTAAAAAACAACATGAACAATATTGGATGAATTATTTTAACACTACATCAAAAAGCAAATGGAGAATTATTTAAATGAGTAATTCAAAAGTACCAAAAAGCAGATTAGGCCCTCTAAATATAGAAGATGCAGATATCGGCACTGCTGGTTTAAGCGTTTCTAACCTATCTGCTGGTTCAGCAACTTCTGGTCAAGCGTTGATTTTTAACGGAACAGCATATGTGCCAACAGCATTACCAACATCAACTACTTTTGTTGATAACGAAGTTCCTTCAGGAACTAAAAATAACGTAAATGTGACCTTTACGCTTGCGGGAACTCCAACTCCCCCAGAAAGTCTAAGACTTTATGTAGGAGGACTTTTGATGACTTCAGGAACGGCTGGAGATTATACACTAGGAACGTCTACTATTACAATGGCAACCGCTCCGGGTGTAAACGATTCAATAATTGCTTATTATAGGAAATAAAATGTCAGATTCTTTTAAGTGGAAAGTTAATTGGGAAGTTAATAAATATAAAGCAGATTCTATTGAGATAGTTAAAAAACAATTAATAGAACCTTATGAAACTGTTAAAAGACAAGGAAATCTATTGCTACACGGTGGAGCATCTGCTATGTGGGAATTCATGCTAGGAAATGGAATTAGTGGTGGAGGTTCTGCTTTATCATACTTTGATGCAAATAATGCCTATATTGGAATTGGAACATCTATTCTTCCGGCAACTGCTAATCAAACAGATTTAGACACTGGGGCTTTAGGAACAACAGACACCTATAGAGCATATGGTACGATGGAAACAGGGTATCCACTTCATTCAGACGGAACGGGTTCTGCTAATTCAACGATATCTTTTAGAAGTTCTTTTGGAAGTGCCGCTGCCGTGTTTCCTTGGAATGAGTGGGGAATATTAAATGGAACAGTTGCAACAAGTCGTGTATTGAATAGAAAAGTTGATTACATCGGGACAAAGCAAGTTGGCGAAACTTGGGAAATTACTATCAATATTACATTGAGTTAAAAATATGAGTTACGATTCTTTAAGAACACCAATAACTAGAAAAGTATTAGATTTAAATGGTAACGCTATTGAGGGGGCCACTGCAAACATTACCACCGTCCCCGGCGCTAGCGTAGCGACTGTTTATGATGCTGAAACTGGTTCGGGCACAGTCACTCAACCACTTATTTCTAATGCTGACGGATCGTTTGATGGTTGGCTCACAATTGGTGTATATGATATAGAAATATCTTCTTCTTTTGGAACTGCAACTTCTCGTTATTATGTAGATCATCCACAACAATCATTACTTCAAGGAACTGCTCTTGATGATAATAATTTCCAGATAAAAGACGATGATGATAGTAATCCTCGTTTAACAATTGATGCTGGTGGTACGGTTGAGTGGGGTTCAGGTTCTGCGACAGAAGATACAAAATTATATCGTTCAGGTTCTGCTGAATTAACAACAGATGGAACATTTGTTGTTGGCACGAATCTTAATGTAGGAGGGGATGATTTAGCCCTCTTAGTCAAACTTAACAAAGAGGTATTCGGATAATGGCATCTATTAGCAAACTTTTACTATCTGGATCTACTAATGGTAGGTTTATTCAAATAACAGGAACATCAACTGCTGGGGCTAATACAATCCATACTGCCGTATCCGGCACCGATGACATTGATGAACTTCACATTTTTGCAACCAATTATCACACTAGCGATGCAACTCTAACAATTGAGTACGGTGGAACTGGTGCAAATAATGAAGTTTCATTCACACTTCCTCCAGATGTGGGTCTTATTGAAATTATCCCGTCTTTTGTTTTACAAAATGGACTTGTTGTGAAAGCATATGCCGACGTTGGATCAGTTGTTAATGTCGGTGGATTCGTGAATAGGATTACAGCATAATGGGCGCTCCAATTGTAGTAAATACCGTTAAGGTTCAAGGTACAGTAACTGCTGATCCGTCAACAACGGTTCCTGTGCTTGGTACGGTTTATCAAAACGCAACATGGAATGTAAATGCTATTCAATCTGGAGTGTGGAATGTAGGTGGAACCGTCAATCAAGGTGGCGCTTGGACTGTAACTGCTGATGTTGGTTCTGGAACTTGGCCCGTCACTGCAATCCAATCAGGTAACTGGTTTGTTGGCGGAACTGTTGAGGCAACCAATGCTGATACTGGCGCACTTTATGTGCAAGGAACAACAACTGCAACGATACCAAACACAGCCCCTGCTTATGTTGCAGGAACAACAACTGCAACTAATGCTGATACTGGCGCTTTGTATATACAAGGTACTACAACAGTTACAAATCCATCAACTGACGCACTTTATGTACAGGGGACTACTACTGCAACAATACCAAACACTGCTCCCGGATATATTGCTGGTACAGTAACTATTCCAGCCTCTGCTCCCGCTTATGTCGCTGGAACAACTACCGTTACTAACGCAGACACAGGCGCTATATACACTCAGGGTACAGTTTCTGTTGCGGGAACTGCAAATGTTATTGAACGTGGTTCGACAATTGATCAAGGATCTGCTAGTATTACTACTAGTATGGGAACAGTATTAACAGCAGATGCAAACAGAAGAACAATTTTACTCCAAAATCTTGGGAGTGACTATGTATGGATTGGCGGATCAACTGCAATTGTTGTCAATACAGGCGCCAGACTTGCCCCCAGTCAATCATTAGTAATTGATAAGGCTCCAACCTCTGCAATATATGCTATAGCGTCTAGCGGAAGTCAAGTTATTAGTTATTTTACGGAGGCTGACTGATGGCGAACCTGTCAGCGTTCGGCGGGGCGCAGCCCATCACTCCGGGTGGACTGGTGGAGTTGGGGTACTCGGAGAACGATAACGCCGTCACCCTCACTGCTACATCGTCTGCGTCACCCGACTGGCTTACGCCGGAAATGACGTTGGTTTGCGACGGCTCACCAGTTCTTGTCGAATACTACGCGCCAATCGCTAGGGCAACGCAGGACGCTGCGGGAACCGGCGACCAACTCAACTTCTCTCTTGTCTATGACGGTTCTGTGCAAGAGGACAGTTGGGGAAGGGTCGCCAACCGCACGAACGCTATTGGGCATCTTGTCCCTGTGGCGCTGCAATACCGCATGACCCCGGCTGTTGGTTCGCACACTTTTAGGGTTGGCGGCTACGTCAGCAACGCATCAAGGAACGGATACGTTGGAGCAGGTTCGCCATACCCTCCGCAGTTTCTCCGCGTCAGCAAGATCGTCCAGCAGAACGACGGCCTCAAGCCCTTCTGGACCCCGCCTATTGTGACGCAGTTGCCTTCGAATCCAGAAAACGGCGACGTTGTTCACTACAGGCACTCTGCTGCGGGGAACATTGGCGCGGTGCTTCCAATGCAGTACGACGGCACCAAGTGGCTACCGCTTGGACAGGCGACTCTTTGCCGATGGTCATCCGGCTCTAACAGAATGACCTTGACCACATCCAGCATCGTCCAGCAGACAGGTGGTGACTACAACAGTCTGACCTTTACTCCGCCGTGGGACGGATGGTACGAGATTTCTCAAAGGTCGGGGATGATTGAACTGAACACCGGCATTGGCATCTACATTCACTTTGGAGCAACTGACGGTTCTCAGTACATCCAGTTGAACTACTGCCAAGACTTCAACGGCTACTACTACCACACGCGGTTTAGCACTCCGAACCCAATGACCGCGTACCTGTACGCAAGCAAGTCGTATCGCTTCTACGTTCAGTTGAGTTATCCGAATACTGCGTACCTCAACACCTTTGGAAACGCATACGTCAAGGCGGTGTCCGCATGACCTCACTCACAGACACACAGGTAGTGACGGCGAGCGGCGGGCTGGTGGAGTTGGCCCATCTTGACCTGACAAGCGCGGTTGTCGTTACGTCAACAACTGGTCAGAACGTGGGCGGTTCCGTAACGGCGGTGTGCGATGGCTCGCCAATCATTGTAGAAATGTTCTGCCCTTATTCCGTTATCGGTAACTACTACTTGGTGTCGTCCCTTTACGTTGACGGCTCATTTCAGCAGCGTGTCGGTGTGCAGGTCAACGACACAACGCCGTTCTACGCGAAGGTTCGCCTCACACCACCAGCCGGTTCGCACACTTTCCAGTGGAGCGCACTTGTCAACGCTAGTTCTGGAACATTCCAGTTTGACACCGCCCCCACGACAAACGGCGGTCCCGGTTTTATCCGCGTCAGCAAGATCGTCCAAGCAACCCAGTGGCCCGCCGTCACCACAAGCACCATCATCTGCACTTCCTCCACGCGGCCCGCGAGTCCGTTTGAGGGGCAGAAGATTTACCAGACTGACAACGACCGCGAGTTGACTTACGACTCAAGCGCGTGGGTGCAGACCAACTCTCTTGGCGGCTGGTCAACGTGGACGCCGCAGTTGTACCAAAACGGCAACCTGACCAGCACCACCCCTCACGCCCGCTACACCCGCATCGGTGACACTGCAATCGTGCAGGCGAAGGTCAGCGCGACTCAGGCAGGAGTTGCTGGGCAGCAGATAGAGATTCGCAACCTCCCCTACTCGGCAGAAGCCGCTGGCGACTACACCGTGATTGGCAACGCCGTTTACTGGGACGGAACGCTCCGCTGGCAACTCAATGTAGAAACGCTGCCAACTGCAACCTCAATCGCTTTCGGCTATGACTCTGCACCGTTTGCTGCCTATGGCGGCGGTCGGTTTGGTGCAAGCCCAAGTAAGGCCGTCGCGTCTGGCGACTTTATCTCGTTTACCACGACATACGAGATTGCCTAGCGCATAAGCATCCTGTTCCTATTCGCCGGTTTTTGTTCTTGTATTTTTATCCCTTTATTACAAACTTTTCCTTATTCTAATATAAGAAAGGTTTAAACTCTTTTTATGCGCGTAAAAAGAAAGGAATTATTTAAAATGAATGAATCAGCAAAAATGGGTGAGGCTAGCGTAATTGGCGCTAATTATGAGACTCACCAACCTGTTCAATGGAAAGCCCGTTGGAAGGTCGAAAAGTATCATGGCAACGATTTATCTGAGCCTTATGAAGTTGTTGAAAAAGAGGGCAATCTTCTTATGAATGGTGGGGCTTCTTGCATTTGGCAAACTCTTATTGGAAATGGCGATGCATCAAGTGGTCAAAATCTAACTTACTTTGACAATACTAATGCTCACATTGGAGTAGGAAATGGTACAATTGCCGCTGCTGCTACTCAAAATGATTTACAAGCGTCAGCCGGAACTGCTAATCAAATTCGTGTAGGAATGGATGCAACATATCCACAACACTCAGACGGAACTGGTGCAGGAGCCGGTACGATTACTTTCCGTTCTACGTTTGGAACCGCAGATGCAAACTTCACTTGGTATGAGTGGGGTGTATTTAATGGCTCATCTGGTGGAAGAATGCTCAATCGCAAGCAAGAAGATCTTGGTTCAAAAACTTCTGCTTCAACATGGACATTTTCTGTATCACTTTCATTGGCTTAAGTCAAACTAAATAAATTTAATATCAGTTACCCGCTACGGCGGGTTTCTGTGTTTTCCGACAATTTAATTAATAGGAATTCCAAGGAGAAAAAATGGCATATAGTAGAACTACATGGGAAGATTCACCAAGCACAAATACTCCCATTTCATCGGCCAATCTTAATAATATAGAAGAAGGCATTCTTGATGTTGAAAGCGAATTAAATTATGTAGCAGGGACAGTTACAACAGTATCTAATTCAGTTACTGCTATTGCTGGAAGCGTAACTAACGCTCAAGGGTCTGTAACTGCAACTCAAGGGTCTGTAACTGCAACTCAAGGGTCTGTAATTACTCATAACGCTGCTACAACATCCGTTCATGGGATTACAGACACAAGCAACTTAGTCTACACTGATAATGCCACGCTTGGCTCAGTTTCTTCAATTGCAGGTTCAGTTTCAAACTTATCTACTGATGAAAGATTTAATCCAACAGGAGCAGTTTTGTCTTTTGCGGGTACAGTTGCCCCATCTGGTTATTTATTATGTGATGGAACAAGTTATGGAACGGCAGATTATCCCGGGCTTTTTGGTGTAATTGGATATACTTATAGTGGTACTGCTAGTGGTACTGCCTTTAATGTCCCAGATCTTTCAACTAGGATGCCAATTGGCACAGGAAATGGAAGAACAGAAGGTGATTCAGGTGGAACAGAAAATGTTACCTTATCAACTAGTCAACTTCCCTCCCACAGCCACCCAATTACCGATCCCGGTCATGGTCATACAATGACTATAAATTATACAACTAGTAACAGTCCCGGTGGCGCGACTTCTCTCCAAGGTGCTGGTCAATCACCAAATAGTAGTTTTCCCGGTCAAGTAGTTGATAGTAATACAACTGGTATATCTGTTGGAAATACTGGTGGGAACTCACCGCATACAAATATGCAGCCCTATCTTGTAATGAATTACATTATTAAAACTTAATTAAATAAACATGACTACTAATTTTACATTTATTGATGATGTAATTACTATTCCATATAAAACAGTTACATCTTCAGATTCTGCTGTATTAATAGATAATGTTTCATCAATCTTTTTAGATTCTGTTGTTGATTCTTTATCTTTAACAGATATTTTACTTACACTTTCTGTTTCAGTTGCAAACATAGATAGTGTAACTTTTAATGAATTCATTGATATAAGACTATCTTCTAGCGATAGTTTATCGTTGTCAGATTCAAACGGTGGCTTGTTTCTTACAAATCAAGATAGCATAGCCCTTTCTGAATCTATTGCAGCATCATTGAGTTCTAGTGATAGTTCTCTATTAGTAGAAATAACTCAAATATTATTAGACAATATACAAGATTTTTCTACATTATCTGAGTTTGTCAACACAATAGATCTAAATGCTCTTGACTCAGGAATTGAATCTGAAAACGTTCAAGTCTTTACAGATCTAGTAGCCTCTGATTCAGATGGTTTTCTACTAGAATCAAGCAATTTTGTTGCAGCAGAAGCGCCCGGAACTGATAATATTTCTACAACGGATATTCCTTTAATATCTGCTGAATTGTCATCTGATGACCTTTCAAATCTTTTTGAAGATACTTCTAACATCGGGTTTAGATCGCAAGATCAGTCAAATCTTGCAGAGTTTGTTGAAATAGCCCCTGAAATCAGCGACGATGCACAACTTTCAGAATCTACTTTGTCAAATGTAAATGCTGAAAGTTCAGATTCTTCATCTTTAATAGAAACACCTAATATATCTAATGATATTGGAAGTTCAGATACCTCGTCAGCATCAGATCAATTTGATTCATTAGAAGCCGATGCTATTGGGTTGGAGCAAATTCAACTATCTGAAAATGTATCAATTGAAGTTTATGTAATTGAAAATATTACACTATTTGAAGCAGTTTCTAATTCTTTATCATCTTTAGATGAATCAAATCTTACAGACACTCCAATAATTGGAGCGATTGCTTCTGATATCAGCACATTGCAAGATTTTGTCGGAGTCGAAGTATCCGCATCAACAGATGATGTTGGACAATTGACAGAAATTAATAATGGATTGTTATTAAACGTTAAAGAAACAGCAACATTAATAGAAATCCCATATTATGATGCAAATTATTCAAGATTAGACTATTTTTTCTTAATATCTGAAATTGCTCGGGCAACAATTCTTAAAGAAGATTTTGATATTTTTGTAGTCACTGATTTTAATATAAGTATAAGCCCAAACACTATCCAATTGATTACATTTAAAGAAAAAACTGCAATTGGAACAGCCGCTCCTATTGTATTAAATGTTAATGACACTCCAACTGTTCATGGCAGCGTAACGGGTGATATAATTGATATATCTGTTGGTGGTACGGAACCTGTATTGTTGTAGTTTCCTGATAATAAAGGGTAGATCTTCATAACAAGGAGTTAAAGTGTCTGATTTCGCGTTTAAAATGTCCAAGAAAGATAGAAAATTAGCAATGGGTGAAAAAGTAAGTCCAGCCGATGAAAATTATGATCCAGAGGGAGAGGAATGGCCCGACCCCCTAAGTGAGCCAGATAGTTTTGTTCAGCAACTTTTACAGAATGTAAACTCTCTTCGTAGAAAAGAAGAGTTTAAGACTGAAGATGTTGATGAATTTGAGGGCTATCTTATGGATTTCTTAACTACTTGTTCAGACCCAGAATTGGGAGAAGAAGATCTACCCGGAACTGGTTTTATTATTGAAGTGATGAATACGCAAGATAAAAATTATAACGGAATTAGTTCTGTTTCTAATTATCAAAAAGAGTCTGCTCTACCCCTAGCGGCTGCTGCCGCCGTATTTGGCCCACAATTGGTTAAATCTGGTTTGCCCAAAATTATGCCATATGTAAAAAAGGGTCTTTCAGCAGTAGGTCTTAGTAATGCTCTTCGTAACGTTCCAATTGTTGGTAATTTGTTTGGTGGTGGTGGACAAGAGGAAGCCGTTCAACCAATTCAAATGATGAATACAACAGCCCCGGGTATGGCTCCACAAGCATCAGTAAGCCGTTCTGATATGCCATTTGATCACATCTCAGATAATTTAATGTTTGAAGCCGCTTCAGGAATTAAGAAGAAGGATTCAGATATTGAATCATTAAGAGCGCAAGTTAATTCTGCGTTAACTCAATGGGCAAAATCTGGTGAAGTTACAGAGAACCGCGCTGTCTGGTGGGCACTTTATAGTTATGCTCACGAAGCGGAAACAATTGCTGAACTTTCTTCTATTTTAACTGCTGTTCCAGAACAATATCACAATTCTGTTTTGAATACCCCTGTTGGGTTAGAGGAAGAGGCTCCCCCAGAAGGAAATACTGGATTGCCAGAACCATCATCTCCCACAGATGCTATGTCTCCAACAAATACAAATATGAGTCCTATTCCGATTGATGGAGTAGGAACGCCACCTAAGATGCCTCAAAACCAACAAACTCTTATTCCCGGAGCAGTAGCGGCATCTCACGATTCTCTTAGAGTAAAGCCAGTTTTTGCTTCTCTTGATGAATCAAAATTTGATGGTTATGTAGAAGAAGACCGTCCAGTTCTCGCAAGAGTAGCGGCTTTTATGGAAGCGGGAACTCACGAAAGCGATATTATTAATACTCTTTATCCATCATATGGGCACGAATATACTATTTGGGCGCTTGAACAGGTAAAGAGAGTAGCCAGCAATGATCCGCTAGTAGATCCTTCAATTGTTAATATGGGAATTGAATGGAAAGAAGCAGGGAATGACCCGCATGATTTACCAGAAGGTATGCATCAGATGGATATCATGGAAGTGCTTGAAGATGTTGAAAAAGAGAAAAAAGAAAAAGCAAAGAAAGAAAGAACTAATAACAAATTCCCCTCAAAAGGAGAAAATGTAGGAGCAAATTCTGAAGAAAAGATTAATCAGCAAGAAACTTCTGGAATGATTACTCCGCAACAAGAAAAAGTTGCTGCTGCTGATTATCTTCTTATGAATCAAGAATTGCAACATGATGAAGATGCATTGCAATTAATGCCTCAAGCGTATTTAGAAAAAAAATTGTTCTATCCTTACCATTTTCTTGCACAAGAAGTCGTAAATACTGGAGATTCAAGAAAGGCTATGGCCGATCTAGAAAATATTGAAGCATTTATTGAAGATTATGCTGAAAACTATCTTGAAACTGCAATAAATAATGTTTATTCAGATGAAGTAGTTGAAGAATCTATCGAACAAAGTGGAAGAGATATAGACCCTATGGAAGCAAAAGAGTTAGTTGAAGAAGTTTTTGTGTTAGCCATTAGAAGTCTTCAGGCACAAAATGAAAGAATAAAACAAGGACTTCAAATGCTTGCTGAAGTTATGCCTCCAGAGATAATGGGTAATACAGACGCTATGATGCAACAGTTAGACTCATTAGGCATGGGTGTAGAAGAGTTTAATGCTGGAATAAAAGCAATAATTGATGAAATTCAAGGAGTTTCTGGAATGTTTAAAGACAACATTGGTCCAGAAATTGGTTTTCTTCCTGAAGATATCGAAAAGTCAGAAAGACTGCAAGAAGAGCAAGGTGTTTTTGCAGATCCCAGAACAATTATTAAAGACCCAGAAGATTTTCAAATGGATGAAAGAGACAGAAGAGCGTTAGGGCAGTTTGGAATAGATTTACCAAGAGAATCTAAAAAAAAAGAATCTGATTTCACATCATTACCCAACAATACGTTAGCACAAACTCCATCTCCTTACGATCAATCGTATAATCAGACAATGGGGATTGCTCAACAAACATCTCAAATGGGCGATGCTGTTATGACACAGCAAGCCTATCAAGCAGGTTCTGATGCGACTCCAGATCCCGGCGTTCTTGGGCAACTTCAACAGCAACAAGAAGAAGAGGCGCAATTGCAAGAAATGTATCCAAACGTGCCAACTGATATGACAAGACAGTGGTTGCAAAGACAACAACAGCAACAACAGTCATCGGGGCACCCAATGCAAACTGCTGAACAACAGTCTTCTGCCGGTCAAACAGCCACTAACGCTGGTCAAGGGCTTTCTTCAGCAACAACTTCAAAAGTTGCTGCATGGAAAGACGTAAGAGGAAATGTTTTAGTTAAAGATAAATTGTATAAGATGACTTCATCTGATTATGAAATTCCTGACTATGTTAGAATAGTAAACAATGGAACTCGTTTGGATCTATATATCCCAAGAGGCGACTTAGATGTAAGTCTTAGTGAATCAGAAATAAGGCAATCAAATTATAGTTTTGAGCCAATTGAAAAAGATTCTCAAAAAACTTCTTTCCTATCTGAGTCCACCTTAAGTACAAACGAGCAAAGGGCGCTTATTGAAGAACAAGGTATTGCTCGCAATATGGATCGCTTAAATTTAGAAGGTACGCATTATCCAACATTGATGCAAACAAGCAAAAATGATAAAATAGATCTAGAAGAAATTCCTCTAAAAGATTTTTTTATAGAAGATTTTGATTTATTTATCTAAGGATTTTTATGTCTGAAGAAGACCATAATGAAGATTGTGGTATTAAAAAATTTTCTCCATCAAAAGGAGATGTTTTATTAGAACTCAAAGGTCAAAAAACACAAGAGTTTGGTAAAACATTTGTGTGGAGAATGATTGCAACCGACTCTAATTTAAAAAAAATTTGGCCTAACGATGAAACAGAAAAGTGTTCTCATGACGATGTTCTTTGGGCTATAGATTCTAAAAATAGATTTATTTCTTTATGCGAAGAGTGTGGAGAATTTGCATTCGGACATAAAACGGAGGAAAAATAAAATGAACGATCAAAACAGTATTGTTTGCTCCAAGTGTAATGAATTAAATCCAATGTACTGTGGCAATACAGACTGTCCATTTGAAGACCTTTTTTGGGAAGAAGATGAGTGAAATAATAGAACAAAAAACTTTATTTGAAATTTCAAAAAAAACTCTCACTACGTTAGAAAACTTGTTGAACTCTAAACAAATAGACCTTCCAGTTAAATTTAATGTGCTTTTAGATATTGCTGTTGGGGCTTTGTTTGAATCTGAAATTATAGAACAAGTAAATTTACTTGATGTTGTTGTAGAAGATAAAGATATGATGTATGATATAGTTGAATTTGAACAAGGTGGAAAATATAATTTACATGATATTGTTAGTCAAATTATAACTTTCAGATTAATTACGCTTATGCAAGAATATTTAAAACATATTAATGTAAAATACGAATCTTATAAAGAGACTGTACTTGAATCAAAAACCGAAAATAATTGAAGATTATCCAAATGAAGTAAAAGTCGTTTCTCCAAGAGGAAACGTATATACAGTTGTAGGTATAGGCTACCCCTTGTGCGATCCTTTTTGTGATTGCCGGGGGTTTCGCTTTAATGGAACTTGTTCTCATGTTAAAAAAATTTTGGAGGAAGATTATGAGTGAACAAAATGATATTTACGAAAAAATCAAAGAACTTCAAGATAAAAAATCTGAAATTGATAAAGAAATAAAAACATTTAAAAAAGAACTTGAAGAATTGGTAGATTCAGCAAGAGATGCTGAAATTAAAGTTGTTTTTATTCCAGAGTTTGTAGAAAATACAAATTCATATCTTGAAGGAAGATTTCCTTCATATGAAATTGTAAAAATTAATGAAGACAATAGAACTGCTACAATAAAAGAGAAAGATGAGTTTGTTCCTAAAAAGATGGAATTTTCAGATGGAGGGCAGGCTTATCGAAGAATATCAAAAGGAAAGGTTAGGGTAGACCTTTGGGAATTACAAAAAGGCTATCCAGAAATCTTTTCAGATATTGTAATGATGGTTCCTGAAATAAACGAAGAAAAAATCAATCAAAGATTGGAAGAAAATCCAGAATTTCTTAATGTGTTAGAAGAAACTATTAAAATGGATAAGCCTTCTGTTTCTTTTGTTGTTTCTAAATCAAGGAAAAAAGAAGACTAATGAAGATTTTAATGTTAGGTGCGCCCGGAAGCGGAAAAAGTAAGATGGCTAAAAAAATAAGTCAAGAAAGAAATTTAAAAATCTTAGATCGGCTTCCTCAAAAATTTGTAAAAAAGACTGATCTTGCATTAGGTCAATTTAGTGATTATAGAACAGATTTTATATTCGCTGGAGATGTTCTTCTTAAGGAATATAAATATGAAAAAGAAGATTATATAATAACAGCCGGGCCACTATATACATATTGTCATTTTGCATATAAAGCAACTCTTATAGAAGATACAGAGAAAAAATTTGATATTTTATGGCATATGATGGCGATGGGTAGAATAGCACTAGACTCTTTGTGGTATGATAAGATATATTATCTGCCTTATAAAAAAGAAGAGGATACTTTTTCTTTCTATATGGACAGATGTATTAAGAATGCAATTAAAGAGTTTTATCTTAAGGAGAAGATAATAACAATTGACTAATATAGTATGGAGAAATATTTCAAACAGTGAATATGAGAATCTTTGGGAAAGATTCCCCACTTTAAGAGCGACAGCAAATGTTTGCCCAACTTGTAATGATAATGAAAAGTATGTTTTCGAAGGTGAAGAACATATATGTGATTGTGATGTTCAGAGGGGCCTAAGAAGACATTATCTTTATGCAAATATCGGGATCAGATATCATTCTCTTTCTTTTGATGATCTATATGAAGAAAAAGATGATCTTAGACTCTTCTTGGAAGAGTACATAGAAAACTTTGATTCTAATGCAAGATATGGCCGTGGTGTAACTTTTTATGGACCACTAGGAACAGGCAAAACGTTTGCTCAAATACTTATACTCAAGTCTCTTATCAAAGAAGGTTATAAGGCTTGGTTTGATTCCTTTACAAACGTTGTTACCCAATACTCTGAAGTGGATAGTAAGAAGTATTTAATGAACAACGTTCGTTCTGCTGAAATTTTTGCACTTGATGAGGTTATTGAACCTATGTCTTCTCGTCAGCACGAATATTTTTCTGAAGTATACGAAAGTGTGATAAGATACAGAGTAGAAAACTCTTTGCCAACGCTTATTGGCACGAACTTGGATACAGAACAGCATGAAAAATGGTATCCTAGAGTATGGAGTCTACTGAATATGGTTCAGATTCCGATACAAGTTTCTGGTTCAGATGTTAGAGCATCACAAGCAAAAGATATAGTTGATATGTTAATTACAAACAAAGAGGTAAGGCCCATTCGATGAGTGATAGAATTGATCTTGATAACGAACTTGTTCAACAAATTCTAGTTCCAGAAAACCTTATTGAACTTAAGAATGCTGGTGTTGGTCCTCATATGGTTAGAGATACCAACCTGAAACCATTTGTACAATTCATCTTTAACTATCTAACAGAGTATGGAACTCCACCTAATGAAAAGGTTATTGATTACGAGTTTGAGAATATCCAAAAGACAGGCCCAAGCGTAGAGCCTGCTTTTCTTGCGGATAAACTTAAGGAGAGGTTTATCCGTTCTCGTCATAAGTCTATTCTTAATGACTTGGCAGACGCTAGAGAGCCAGAGCATTTTGTTGAAACTCTAATCTCTAATGCTCACAATATGTGGTCACAAGTAAGCAGTAAGAAGCATATTCTTTCTTCTGAAGACTATAAAGAGGTTATTGAAGAGTTTAAGCAGTCTGCTGAAAATAGCGAGCAAGGCGCTACATATGGATTCCCGGATGTTGATGAGCATACAGGTGGCGCAGGCCCGGGCCATCTAACATTCTTTGTGGCTCGTCCTAAAAGATTTAAGTCTTGGTTTTTACTAAATGCTTTTGTTGAACAGAGAAGACAAGGGCTTGTGCCGATCTTATTTACTCTAGAACTCACTGAAAAAGATATGTATAAGCGTTTGATGTGCATGGTAAGTGGAGTAAGTTATAGCAGGATGGTAAAGAATTCATTGATGCCTTCAGAATGGAAAAAGATTGAAACAGCAATGGAAGAGTTCAATGCTCTTGGTCCCGCTTATATTGTTCACCCCGGATTTGAAGAGCGTAAGGTTTCGAATTTTGTTCTTGAATCAACTAAGGTAGATGCCGATGTTGTTCTAGTTGATCAACTTTCTTTTGTCCATCCAGAAAATAACTCTGGCAGAACAGACGAGAATACCAAGTCAATTGTTCATGCAATGAAGGTTGCTGCTACAAAACAAGAAATTCCATATATTTGTGTTTGTCAGTTTAATCGTGAAGCCGCTCAAGTAGAAGATCTTGCTGGCGCAGATAAGATCGGTTTGTCTCGTTCAATTGAAGAAACAGCAGATCTTCTTATTGCTCTTCATAGAAATGAGGACGAAGCAGATTTGAATATGGTAAGAATGAGAATCCTTGAAGGAAGATACTGTAAAAGTAACGCTATGTGGGGTATAAAGATAAACTTGCAAAACAAAACAGAATTTACATTCAATGGCCCGGTTGTTTCAAGAGCATCGGAATAAAATCCCGGTAGAAAATATTGTTAAAGATATCCTTCCTGACGAAGAGTTTTATGAAGACTCTCGCGGCGAACTATGGTGCCGTTGTCCTTTTCATGATGATAGTAATCCAAGTTTTAGTATAAACATTAATCCAACTTCTAATAAGTATGGTTTGTACCACTGTTTTGCATGTGGCGGTGGAAACATTGTTAATATGGTTTATCAAATCAAAGGATTCGATTCTTATGATGAATCGGAAAAATGGATTGAATCTAATTATTTTAATATACTTGATGATGATTGGGATAAAGAAGAACTTCTTGCTAGAGTTTTAGAAGAAGAGCCTCCAAGAAAAACTATTGGGAAAAGAGAACTTCCTTTTTATAAAATATCACACGAAAATAAAAAGCATCCGTGGATGTATACCCAAGGTTTAACAGACGAGGCAATAGAGCATTTTATGATTACCTATGATGAAAAGCAAGACGGTGTTATTTTCCCTCATATGGTTAATAATCAAATTGTCGGTTGGCAAACGAGAGATTTGAGCGGAACAAAAAGAGCAAAGTATATAAATACTCTTGATTTTCCAAAGGCAACTACCCTTTATCATAAAGATTGTAAATGCAATAATGATACAGATTATATAATTGTTGTTGAGTCACCAAAGACGGCTGCAATAATGTGGGGTGTTGGTTATCATAATGTTGTAGCCACTTTTGGGGCTTCAATAACAGAAGAGCAAATGTCTTTGTTGTGGGACTATAAGAATATATTTTTATGGTTTGATAACGATGAAGCAGGAGCAAAAGCCACTTTAACGGCACTTAATTATCTGAAGGACTATTGCGAAGTTTATATAGTCCCTCCTGTTGAAGTACCGAAGGGCGACCCTGCTGATATCCCCTACGATGAGTGGGAGAAGTATTTGAACAAAGCAGAATATTACGTCCACTGGAGGAAATAATGGCTTTTACAAAGTTTACAAATTCTGAATCTCTTACAGTCAAAACTGAAAAAGTTCAAAATTACTTTAGAAGAGTTGGTAAAGTAAATTATGATCAATTGACTAAGGAAGAAAAAGAAGAACTTAATAAAGAATTAAATGAAAATAAAGAATAAATTTGATATAATATGTTTTATGGCAAGTCAAAAACACGAAAGAAAGTGAGACATAATGCCGACATTTAAAACAGGTAGTGATTTGATTAAGCAGAAGAGTCAAGGTGGCGGTGGTGCAAGAACCCATCGTGCAACTGACTTTGTTCCCTTCCTTTCCCTTAAGGATGGAGAAGAGGCTTTCCTTCAATTTTTTACTGATATTGATGAAGTGCCTCTAGTGAGCCTTCACCGTTATGTGAAGGTTTCTTGGGAACAGAATGGAGAAACAAAGACGGGTTATCGTGATTTTGCCTGTCGCAAGATGGATGCTTGGGATGATGGAGATGGTTCCTGTATTCTTTGTGACAAGATTGGTCACGTTCCGAAGGAAAATTTTGCTGCTGTAGCGGTATTGCTTGATCCTGTATACGATTCATCTGCGTCAACTAAAAGAATTTCAGATATTGCTTCTTTTAACATTCGTGGAAATGAGTATACTACTAAGGATGGTACAGAAATCTTTTTCCCTGAGTACGTCGTTGTATTTCAGGCTGCTCAAAACTTCTGGCAGCAGTTCACTAGCCACAGTGATCAGATTGGCCCTATTACTGCCAATCCTTGGAAGATCATTCGTGAAGGAGCAGATCAGTCAACAACTTATCATGGGTATGAAGTTGATAAGGCAGAATTGATTGACTATCGTGATATAAACATTCCCTCAATTAATGAGATTCTTGAAGGACTTGGTTCTAAGGAGAGGTATGAGATGTATCTTGGAAACGAAGACCTTTGGCAAACTCAAAAGCAAATGTATGTAAACAAGGAAGAGAATAATAGTGGTCCAATCCGCAAGAAGGAAAACGCAGAAGCAGAAGAGGATGCAGAATCTGCTTTCGAACGGATTAAGCGACAAGCAGCAGCAAAGTAAAAACAAAAAGAGGGGGAGGCAAGACCTCCCCCTCTACTATTTATATACAGACGGTTCTTCTTCGCATGTTACCAATGAAGGTGGTTGGGCTTATATTATTTTAGGCGAAGAAGGCTTTATTAACCAAAACTATGGCTATGAGATTGGTGCTACAAATAACAGCATGGAACTTAAAGCAGCAATTGAGGGCATAAAGTCTCTTGTAAATCAAAAGTGTCAAATAGAACTTTACTCTGATTCTGCTTATATGATTAACACCCTTAAAAATTCTTGGTGGAAAGACTGGGAAAAAAATAATTGGGTTAAAAGAAATGGATTGGCTACACCAAATGCCGTTCTTTGGAAAGAGTTAATTTATTTGTTGAATATAAACGATGTTGAGTTTATAAAAGTAAAAGCCCATAGTGGTGATAAGTTAAACGATTATTGTGATAAACTTGCTAAAGAGGCTCGCAAGAGTCAAGGTGATCCAATCCCAATAACTAATATCTAGGAGAAAACTTGGCCGTACCACTTCATCAACACAGCCATTATTCTATTTTTGATGGTTATGCAACAGTAGAAGAAATTCTTGATCGTGTTCAAGAGATTGGTTCTAACGCTGTTGCATTAACTGATCATGGAACTGTGGCTGGGCATGTGGAGTTTTATAGAAAAGCAACAGAGCGTGGAATAAAGCCAATCCTCGGTATTGAGTCGTATCAGGCTAGAGATAGCAGATTAAATCATCACAAATCTGATCTTAAAGGTAATCGTCCAAAAAATGATAGAAGTCATTTGATTATTCTTGCTTATAATCAAGAAGGCGTTAATAATCTTTGGACACTATCAACTCGCGCATACCTTGAGGGGTTTTATCATAAGCCTCGCGTTGACTGGGAGATTCTTGAACAACACAAAGAGGGGCTTATTCTGACTTCTGCTTGTATGGGCGGTAAAGTATCTTCTGCCATTCTTGAAGAAGCAAATGCAGAGTCAATATTAGATCAATATTTAAATATTTTTGATGATAAATTTTACATAGAACTTCATACATATGACAGTGATAATCAAAGAGAAGTAAATACTGAATTAGTACGTCTTGGACAAAAGAAGGGGATTCCTTTTGTCTATGCTACTGATGCTCATTATGCTTGTGGTGATCAATATCATAATCACGAAGCATTTGTCAATATGTCAATGAGAAAGAAGATTTCAGAAGTAGATAGAAATCACCCACCTTGCATGTGGATCATGGATGAAGATGGGATTCGTGAATCTTTAAACTACCTTCCAAAAAGTGTGGTTGAAGAGTCAATTAATAATACTCATATTATTGCTGAAATGAGTGAAGTTGAACTTCCAATGAAAAGAAAAAGAATTCCAACTTGGGGGCAAGACGGTCCTTCAAAACTGGTTGGTCTTGTAGAAGAAGGTTATTATCAGAAGGTGTCAGAATTAGATACTGAAAGTATTTACATGCAAAGAGTTGAAAAAGAACTTGACGCTATTTTTGAAGCAGAACTGTCTGATTTCTTTTTGATTGAACATCTTGTTAATGAATATGCTGAAAATAGCGATGTTCTTAGAGGTCCGGGTCGTGGTTCTGTAGGCGGCAGCCTTGTCGCATATCTTCTTGGGATTACAGATATTGATCCAATTAAGTATGGACTTATCTTTGAGCGCTTTTATAATAAAGGTCGTGAAAAGGGTGGTCTGCCTGATATTGATACAGATTTTGCTATTGAAGATCGTGACAAGATCAAGCAATTTATGCGTGATACCTTTGGCGAAGATTGTGTAACTCATATCGGCACTGTTATGAAGTTGCATGGTAAGTCTGCCCTAGAAAGGGTTGGTAAATTTCTAGAAATACCTATTAGAGATATTGAAGAAATTAAAAACATTGTTGATACAACTACAGATGCTGGCCTTATGGCTGATTGGGATGATATTGTAGAAGTTGGCGAACTACAAGGCTGGATTGCAAAGTATCCAGATCTATTTAATCTCGCAGGAGACTTGCATGGTCGAATATTTGCCAGCAGTGTTCATGCTAGTGGTTTTGTTGTTGGCGATGAACCTCTTGCTGCTATTTGTCCTCTTAGATTAGATAAAAGCGCGGGTCGCAAAGATGGCGAAATTGCAACTCAATTCGATATGCATGAAATTGAAAGTCTTGGGTTTATGAAATTAGATTTTCTTGCCCTTAAGAATCTTTCTGTTCTTAAAGAAGCACAGATGTTAATTAAAAGAAATCATGATGTTGATTGGGATTTCAAGAAGTTACATCATAACGAAGATCTAGAGAATAAAAAGTTTTGGGATCTTCTAGATCGTGGTCTAACTATTGGAGTTTTCCAAGTAGAAGATGGAGGTATTGCAAAAAGGATTGCTTCTCATATGAAGTGTCGAAATATTGAAGACCTCGCTGTGCTTGTTGCACTTAACCGACCCGGCCCCCTTAGAGCCGGATATGTTGATATGTATATAGACAGAAGAGGGGGAACTGATTATGAAGTTCTTCATCCCTTTATTGCAGACATTGTTGAAGATACATACGGCGTTTTTGTATATCAAGAGCAGGTAATCTCTTTGTTTACAAAGATGGGTTTTACTCTTGAAGAGGCAGATGATGTGCGTCGAATTATGGGTAAAAAGAAAGTAAAAGAAATGGAAGAGTTCTATCCTCGTTACATGGAAAAGGCCATCCAAAACATGGATGAAAAGTCTGCAAACGAGTTGTGGAACGAACTTCTTGGGTTTTCTAAGTATGCCTTTAATAAAGCACATTCTGTTGCGTATGGAATTATCACTCTTTGGACTCTTTGGACTAAATATATGTATCCTGCTGAATATTTACTTGCATGTATTCGGAAGGAAGATACAAGAGATGATGTTCCTCGCTTCATCGCGGAAGCACAACGTATGGGTATTAAAGTAAACCCACCAGATGTTAATAAGTCTATGTTTCAGACGGATATTATTGACGGAGAGATTTATCTTGGTTTAAAAGATATTAAGGGAGTATCAAAGGGCGCAGAATGGGTAATTGAGAATCGTCCATTTGAATCTTATGACCAAATGCTTGCTTTGTTAGAAAGTCAAAACAAAGAGTTTCTTTCTAAAAAGAAGAACGGTGAAGTAGATGGTCCTTCTCCTAAGCAGCGTCTTGGCGCAAATAAAGCAAAAGCATTGTTTAATGCTGGAGCGTTTGATTTTCTTGAAACAAGACAACTTTCAAAAAGAGAAAGAAGAGAATTTGAAAAAGAGTTACTTGGTATCATTTTAACTAATGATGCACCTAAAGTCTTGGATAAATATAAAGAAGTTATTCAGCAAGAATGTGTTATTGATTTTGGTGAGTTAAAAACTCCGGGCAATTATATTGTTGCGGGTGAGATTAAATCAATAAGAGAATTAAAAACAAAAAAGGGGCAAGATATGGCTTTCGTTACTCTAGAATATGGTGATCAGACTCTGGAGTTTGCGGTATTTGAGCAACATCTATTGGCATTTTCTGATATACTACAGGAGTGTACTCCGGTAATTGCAAGCGTTAAATCAACCAACCGTGGAGTTAATCTTACTAATTTGGAGGAACTTGTGTGAGTGCTGTTGAAGAATTATTGAAGAAAGCAACGAAAGAGTTTGGAACAGACTATGTTAGAATTGCGAGTCAAAAAGTGGACATAGAAGCCTCTTCAAGTGGTATCCCTTCTCTTGATTATGCATTAGGAATTGGTGGATACCCTAAAGGTGGTATTACGATGGTATTTGGCCCAGAAAGTGTGGGTAAATCCGTAATGGCATGTATGGCTATTGCTGAAGTTCACAAGAAGGGTGGCTATGCTGGCTATGTAGATCTTGAAGGCTCTTTTGATCCTGTGTTTGCTAGACATTTTGGAGTAGATACTGACAGATTAATTGTTAGCACCCCCAAGTCAGCAGAAGATACTGCAAAGCAAGCGGTTTACTTTGCAAACGAGCCTGCATTAGACATAGTTGTAGTAGACTCCATTGGAGCAATGGCTTCAGAAAGAGAATTAGATGAAGATGGGAAAAAGCAGGCTTATGGACAATCTGGGTTGATTACTCAGATGGTCAAGCAATTACTTCCTCGCGTTGCTGAAACTAAAAAAGTATGTCTATTATTAAACCAAGTTAGAGATACTGCAAATCGTCAAGGACTTCCAATTGTACACGCTCCGGGTGGTCACGCCCTTCATCATGCTTGCGCTGTAATTATTCAAGTTAAGAAGGGGAAGAGCGAGGGAATCAAGAAGGCAAAAGTTCCCGGCGAAACTGAACCAGTTGAGATTGGGTTTAGGCCAGTTGCTACTGTGACAAAATCAAAAGTAAGTCCTCCAAAGAGAAACGCTGAATGGGATTTATATCATACTAAAACAGAAGATAACGAAGTTGGCATAGATATAATTGAATCTATTGTTAGTGTTGGTCTTAGATCTGGAGTTATTAATCAGCGTGGTGCTTGGTATGACATTGCAGACAAATCTTTTCAGGGCAGAAATGCAGTTGTTGAGTTTTTTAAGGAAAACCCAGATCAGGTAGATAAACTAAAAGAAGAAATCTTTTTAGAAAAATGATTTATTATTATGACTCTAGCCAGATAAAAGAAATAAATAAAAATACTTTAAAATTTTTTAAAAACTTAACAAAAAACTCAAATTATGATAATATGTTAATAGAATATAAAAAAGAAAACAAGTATTGGACAGAAGATTATCCAACCCAACTATTAAATTGGGCAGATGATGGGGGACAAAATCTTGAGTAAAACAAAAACGCTTAGAGCGCAAAATCATGAAAACTATATAGCAAAAATGTATAAAGGAAAGCGCTCTCCATCATCCGGGGCTTCTTGGGTAGATCGGGGAGATGTTCGTTTTGAAATAGAAACGTATAATTATACTGCTGAATGTAAAACAACTGAAAAGAAATCTTTTTCTATTAAAAAAGAGACTTGGAATAAAATTGTTGAAGAAGCGCAAGAACAAGGCAGGAGGCCATGTATGTTTATACGGTTTGAAGATGAGTCTGGCAAAATGATTGATTTAGTAGTTAGATCAATTCACGATGACTTAGAAATGGTGGAAGATGTTAGACACTAAACTCATGAAAAAATTGTCAGATGGAAGTATCTTAGCCTCTAGAATTGAGATGTATCAGAATAAGGGGGAATTCCCTGACAAATGGATCATTGAAATAGAAAATGATCGTCGCAAAGAACCAGATCAATGTTTTCACCCTTCTGGTGATTGCTTTGCTTCAGAGGAAGAATTATACAAAAGGCTTACAGGAAAAGAGTCTAAAAGAATATCAGCAGGATTAAGAAGAGTCTTTGATTGTGGTCATTTCTGGCACGCTTACTATCAAAATATTATTGTTGATATGGGTTATGCAAAACCAGAAAATGTAGAAAGAACATATACATATCATCATGAATCTGGATGGACAGGGAAGGGCACTGTAGATACCATTGCAGAATTCCCAAACAAAGGAACGTTTATAGTGGATATGAAAACTATGAACGATATTGAATTTGATACTGGCCCCTATCCTCCAACATTAGCAAAATGGACAGCCCAATTAAATTGCTATATGCATTGGACAGGAATAGATCAGGCTTTTATTCTTGCTATTAGGAAAGGTGGAACTCCCGGTAAAGGTGGTTTACCTGCTCACGATATCAGAGAAATAAGCATTCAATATGATCAGTCTCTTTTGGATGACATATATGCAAAATGGACTAGAGTTTGGGAACGAATAATTACAGAGGGGAGCCAATGAGACTACTTTCGATTGACCCCGGATTTAAAAGATTCGGGTATTGTATCTTTGATGAAGGTACTGTTATTAAAAAACATGGAGTCTACTCAACTAGAGAGAGAAAGAAAGAAGAAAAGTATCAAGAGTATTTAAATTCTGGTATATATGATATGTACCACTGGTTTGGAGACTTGTTAGAAGAAAATAATATAACAAGAGTGATATCTGAAATTGTTCCTCCAATTTCAAATAAAGGGAATTTTGGTGTTTCTCCACAAGTCCCATTAGTTCTATCTGTTATGGCAGTTTGTAAGGTGATGGCATATGAAGATGAATTAGAGTGGATAGATATATCTGCCAGATCAGTTAAAAATGTTTTAACTGGAGATTCTTCAGTAAGTAAAGCAATTATCAGACGATTAGTTATAGATCAATACCCTGAAATAGTGCAGGGGCGGAAGTTAACTGATATACCCTTTGACGAAACAGACGCTATTGCTGTTGGCATGAGTTACTTTCCTAGATTTCATTTTGAGGTAAAGGAGAGTAATGAAAAAGTCTAAAAAAAGAAAAATAGAACCAGTTAGTAAGCATAAAGTTATGAGAGAATTGTATAGAAACTATATGCAATTTAGAGAGTATGTTAGGTCAACTGGGGAAACAGTAATTGAACATCAAAATGTTGCAATTTCTTTTTATGACTTAGGAATGGGTCTTAATGAATTGAGTCCAAGAAAGAAACAGGCTTTTTATTTAAATGTTATTTTAGATAAAAAACAAAAAGATGTTGCTGAAATTATGGGTATAACTACAGTGTCTGTCGGGCAGTATGTTGAAGCGGCATCAAAGCAGTTAGCGGATATATACTTTGGAGAGTCTGATGAGTGAAGAAGTTAATAATAAATTTGAAGATTTAACTTTTGAAGAAGAATATTATGAATTTGATATTAATGATCCTACTCTAACTCCTGCTCAATTAGATTACATTACCGATATGATCTTAAAAGCAGATGTAAGAGCAGGTAACAGAATTCATCATAAGAATCCTATTCTTTTTAAAGAACATATGAGAACTAGGTATAGGAGAGAAATCTATCCTAATAGTGGGGTGCCAGATCCTTCTGTAGAACAAGGAATGTATAATAGAACTCATCCTGAAGGTCGCAAAGTTAACAGCGAACATCAGCGTAAAGTTAATGGTGCAAGTTTTTATAGGTAATTAATTATGCCAAAGATTCCAAATAATAAGCCAGAAAAAAAGAATAATAAAGATGGAGGAAAACTACCAGCAGCAGGAGATAATGAACTCTTTGATGTTTTCACATCTAGTCGTTGTAAAGTATGTCAATCTAAATGGCGCGTTAATGTTGATATGATGTTAATTCGTGGATTTAGTGTTCGCAAAATTGCTGAGTCTTTGCAATCAGCAGGAGAAGATATTAGTTATCGTTCTGTGCAACGGCATAAAGAATCTCATCTTAATTTAGAAAAGTCTGCTTATCGTGCGATTATTGATAAACATGCAGAAGAATATGAAAAGGCAAATGCCGAAAATGATATTCGAATTATTTCTGGGAAGGCTTACTTAGATGTTTTTATTCAAAAAGGATGGGATCAATTAATATATGAAGACTTTCATGTAGAACCTAAAGATATTATTAAAGCAATTGAATTGCGTGAAGAATTAATGAGTGGAGGGTATTCTGTTCTTGAAGAAAAGATGATGCTTCAAGTTAAGTCAATGGTTCAAGCAATTAGGGAAATAGTCCCTCCAGAACTACATGCTGAAGTAGCGGCAAGAGCAAAAGAAATTGCTCAAGGAGAGACTTTAGCCATTGAAGCAGAGAATACTAAGGCTTCCGTAGGAGAGCCAGAAATGCCACAAGATTTGGGTGACTATAAAGAAATAGTCACAGTAGAACAGGAAGAGGTTGATGATGGAACAGAGTAGTGCGATTAATCTTTATGATGAAGAGATTATAAAAATCAAAGATGTGGTTGGCAGAATTGAATATAAATATAAAGATGCCACTGGTAACTTTGAAAATATGTGGAATATGATTGTTGAGTTAGAAGGTAAACTTCATGACGCCGGGTTTGAAGCAGACGCAGATTGGCACCTTGAAGAAGGAGATGACTACCCGAAACTTATTGTTAATATAATTGATCGGGTTGATCCTATATCTGGCTTTGATTTCGATAAAAAGCAGTATGAAGTCAAGAAAGCAAAAGAATTAAATGAAGACATTGAGGAAATTGAATAATGGGAACTGATCTTATTGATTTCTTTTCTTTAAATCTTAAAGACAAGAAAGTTTCAATTGTAGAATTTGCTGAATCAGATGAGTACTGTAATAAACCTCTTTATCCAAGACAAAGAGTTTTATTAAAATTAATCTTTTTAGAAGAACTTACTCCTTTTGAGGAAGATATCCTTGACGAATGGGTTTATAATAAGTCTGGCGAAGTTATGCTTTCTCCGCAGATAAGAGAAAGAGTTGGAATTCTAAGGGACCGTGGATATAATCATTTTAGAGAAGTGATGTTGATTGGAGGGCGTCGTTCTTCTAAGGGCCACATAACAGGTCTTGCCGTTGCTAAAAAGATTTATGATTTAATTAACATGGACAATCCTCAAGATAAGTATGGTATTGACCGAGATAAAGCAATTTGGGTAACAACGATTGCTGCATCAGAAGACCAAGCAAAAAGATATCAGTTTGCAGATATCACAGGATCTATCACATCATGCGATGCATTAAAACCTTATTGGTCTAAATTTCTTGAAAAAGAAATTAGTCTCATGACTCCCGCAGATATTGAAAAAGCAAATCAACTAAAAGCAAGAAGTGCTTTTAAAAGTGAACGCGATTTGGCTTCGATTAGAATAAAACCATCGGCTGCTAACGCTTCTACTATTCGTGGAGAGGCTACAATGGTTCTTATTATGGATGAGATGGCTCACATGATGGAAGGAATTAATAGTAAATCGGGAGCAGATGAAATCATAGAAGCAGCGCGACCCGCTCTTGACCAGTTTAAAGAAGATGCTCTTATCTTTGAAAATTCTTCTCCATATACAAAAGTCGGTAAGTTTTATAATAATTATCTTGTTGCAATGGATATTTTGCCTGAACAAGAACAAAAGTCTTCTGAAATTTTGGACTATAGAATGATGGGTTTTCAATTTCCTTCTTGGGAATTGTATAAAGATTGGGACAAAGATCCCGAAAGAAGATTTAAAAATGCAATCGTGCTTTCTCCAGTAGAGGATGAGGCAATGGCTCTTGAAGAAGAGCGTAACCCAGAAAAGTTTTCAGTTGAACGTCGTTCCAAGTTTGCAGAAGTTGTAGATGGATTCTTAGATCCTAATAAAGTTGACGATGTGTTTAAGACTTGGAATGGAAGAACATTAAAGACAAAGCAAGATCGTTCTGGTTATGGTCCAGAAGTTCTTTTTAAGGGACATTGTGACCCTTCAACAACTACTGCTAATTTTGGTCTTGCTATTGGGCATGTTGAACATCATTTAGATGATCAGGGAAGAAATGTACCTCATGTATTTTTTGATTATATCCATGCGTGGATTCCTGCTGACTTTCCAGATCATACTATTAACTATTTGGATGTTCAAGATGAAATTCTTGAAAATATTATTAATTTTAGACCAAAAGATTTTAGTTTCGACCAATTCCAATCAAAAGGTTTAATTCAATGGTTAAGAAAGCAGACTCGTAGAAACCAAGTTGGCGATACTATGATTAGAGAGGTTGTCGCTACTGAAAAACTTAATTATGCTAGAGCGGAAAGATTTAAAACTGCTATCAATTTAGGTCTTGTACATGCTCCTGCTGACTTTCCTCTTCTAGAACTTACTAAAAATGAATTAAAGTTCTTGCAGCAAAAGGGAAATCGTGTCGTAAAACAAAATGTTGGTCCTGTTACCACAAAGGATATCGCAGACTGTTTAATGGAAGTTGTAGACTACCTAGTAGGTGATTTTATTAATCTAGAAGGTCTATCTTCGGGGATGGCGATGGGTGCTATGGGAGGTTATACTAAAAACGCAATCGGTGCTGAAACTCCCGAATCTTTTGCTCATTTTTATTCAAAAAAGCCTAAACCTATGAGAACAAGAAGTGCAAAACAAACTCCTAGTAGGTTCGGTTACAGTAAAACCCGTCGTCCGACACTATAATTGGTAGTAAATGCATTTATTTAAGGATTCTTAATGGCTAAATACGATTTATCTAGCGCAATAAATTATGCTAGTCAATTGCCCGAAATTAGATATAGTAATATTGGTAACATTTCAAATGAAATGGTAGCAGCAGGTTTTGATCCCAAAATAGCAAAAATGGCTATAATGCTTGTATTTAAAGAAAATCCTCATATTAAAGAAAACTTAAAGTCTTCTGGGGTAAACGCACTACAAGCAGCCAAAGCCATGTATGAGGCTAATATAGATATGGGAGAAATCTTAGATAAATTACTTGAAATAGGATATCTAAGAGATGAGGCCGTAGATGCTATTAAAAATATTAATCTTGATGAAGGTGATCAAGATGTAAATAAGTTTACAGAAAAACCTCATGAAGATAATGCTTATGCTGATTATGCTGATCCCGGTTATAAATATGACGATATTCCTCCAGAGGCAATTAAAGAATTAATCAATTCTGCTGAAGAAGACAAGGCTAATATGAATCCTGAAACTTTAAGAAATATCCTTGAAAAGTTTGATGTTTCTCAAAACTCCATATCACAACTCAATAAAGAACTTTTTGCTAAAGAAGCCGCCTCAAATGATAGTACAGAGATGATCAAAGATCTTATTATGGGCAAAGGGGACGCCTTAAACCCAGATGTTGAGGCTATTATGATGGGTGGAATGAACGGCGGCTCTCGCCCCTATGATGTTTTATTTGCTATGATCACTAATCATATGATTAGAAACCCAGAAGATTTTGTAAAAGAAGTAATGCATATGGCGGTAGAGCCATATAATCAATCTGTTGAAGAAACACACCCTCAACATGCTATTCAAGAAAATATGATTAATTGGCAAGAAATCTGGGAATGGATGATTGATCATGTTCAAAGATATTGGGCTTCACAAAAACAAAAGTTTGAAAATCGTCTTGTAGAGCCAGAATTTGACGAAGAGGGTAATAAAAAACAATTTTTGTATATGGGGGCAGACCCAGAATTTTATGATCGTTACTATGAAGAGCCTTGGAGATTTTCAAGTGTAAAAACTTCAGTTGATCTATCATGGAGAGAAATTGGTTTAGCCCTACAAGATTCTGGAGTTGATAAAGATCAAATTATTACAATTCTAAAAGAAAATGGGGCTTCTGATGAAGAGGCTCATGCTGCTGCTATTCCAAGAGATGGAGCAGAAGGTGCGGGTGAAGAAGAAATGTCAGGCGCTCCAAGCGATGCCCCAGAAGATTTAGATTTGGGTGCAAGTGGAGATTTCCCATATAGTGCTGGTATGGATATAGATGGTCCGGGTGGTCTGAATGATAGTTTAGAGGGCGCTCCCGGTCCAAACGATTTTAGCGGAACTGGTGGCGGATATATGAGTGCCCCGGGTGACACTGCTGATGGAGACTTTTTTGCTGAATCTGATTCGGATGGATTCTTTGAAGATATGGCAAAAGATTATGTTGCAAAAGATCCTCAAATGACTAGAGGGGATATTGTAGAAATATTAAAAAATGAAGGCGCTGATAAACAGGAGGCAGATGAAGTGGCTGACAAACTAAAGTTGGAAGATGATCCTTCCATCAGACCGGGAGTATTTGTCAGATCCAACGTCGGAGTCGGCAAGGTTTCAAATGTTTGGGAAACCCTGTATGGCAAAATGGCAAGTGTTGTATCTGAAAATGGTTCCGAATATGAATTTATGCTTGAAGATGTAGAAGTTGTAGAGGATCAAAAAGTATCTTCTGCAAACGAAGATTTATTTATTAAGATAACCTCTCATCTAGATGGAGAGTGGTTTGATTCTTTGCAGAATTCTAAGAACCGTAATACTTACTCAGATAGAATTAAGGAATCACGCGCTTTACTTAGCGAAATCAATAATAAACTTGCCATTACTAAAAATGTTGGCGAAGTAGGAATGCTTGTTGAAGCAAGAGATGCTATTAATAATGAAATCCTATTTTGTCAAGCAAGCCTTTCTAATGATCAATTTATGGGCGAGCAAGAATATGTAGACTCTTTGCCGAAATACGAATTTGCCAGAGAAGCCTCCCTCGGCAGTCAAGTCGGTCCCGGTGGTGGAGAATCTATGGTTATTATTGCTGATGAGATGGAAAAAGAAGCCGCTTCAATTGATTGGAATCAGGTAGTAATTACAGATTCAATTGGGTTTGTTAATAATCTATCTACATCAATTCTTAGCGATGCTCAAGAAGTTGCTAAGATGGCATTTAATGAATTTTCACAAAAGGTTGCTTTTGTAGAAGATGGTAAGAGACAAGATCTTATATCTGAATTTATGAAAAATGTAGAAAATGTCAGAAGAAAAGTTGTTGCAGATGTTAAGACTGCCTCTCGGGGGCCTGAAGAAGTTGCATTTATGCTTATTAATGGAATTATTAAAAGAGGAAAAGAAGTGGGATTAAATCAAGAAGAAGCCATTCAAAATGCTGTACTAAAAATTCAGTCCTTAAATCCTAAGTATAATAATATAACTTCTATTCAAGAACTTGAAAACCTTTTGCCCGGTATTAATAATTTTGCAATTGAGTCTTACGCAGGAGAAAAAAGTTTGATGGATCTTTTGAATGAATATCTTGGAGAACTTTCAGATAGTGAAATAACTCCAGAAATGGAAGCCGCAAATAGGGCTTGGGATGAAGAACACGAAAGACGACTTGAAGAAGATCCTTTATATAGAGCAGAACATGAAGAAATGGAAGAACAGTGGCGAAAAGATGATGAATTTAGAGACAGTCCAGAAGGTAAATATAAAGACTATTGGGATTCATACGAAAGATTAAATAATTCTGATTTTTATAAAAATGATGATGAAGAAGACGAAGGATGGTTACTATAATGAGCGATTTATTTGAAAATATAGAATTGCAAATGCAAGCAGACGCAAAAGAGAAAAATCCTCGTAGTGCTATCCTTGCATCTCAGATGGAAACAGAAAAAAGGTTTGGCAACTTTATTGATGAAAATGTTAACAGAGTTAGTATTATTGAAAAGGAAATTAAAGACGTTACTGATAAGTTTGCTTATCAATATGATGTAGATCCTAAAATGGTTTACGAAGCCACTGTTTCTTACTTAACTAAAAATGCAGAGAACTTTATGCCCGAAGAAAATGAAGGACCAGTTATTGCCCCGGGTATTGAAGATTATCTTAAAGTAATGAAAGAAGCAGGATTTGAAGAGTTAGCAACAGACTGGGAACAAAAGTTATCTTCACTAGATATGCAAAATCAAGTAGATCTTTATGGAGAGATAGTTGATTCTTTTGTTGAGGCTGTAGAATCTCGCCCTGTAACTGATATGTGGGAAAACGATCCTAATCAATACGAAGAATGGGACAGAACTGCTTCTGCTCATAAAGATCTTTCTGATGAAGAATTGCTGAATAAAATTAAAAACCTTGTTCAACAATTAAAGAGACTTGAAGAGCCTATGGGTGAAGATCTAGAAGAACTCCATCAAGAACTTTGGGACCGCTCGGGTCACGGAGATAAGTGGAGAAATCGCAACAAGTCTTCTGAAGAAACTGATGAAGAAAATAAGGAAGAGAAGACCGCTGGTGCAGGTAATTATGCTGCTTATCAGATCAAAGGTAACGATCACTTCCTCTGTCCTCATTGCGCTCAAGAAATGACAGGAGATAATTTAGAATGGGAAGATTCTTTATCTCCAATAAGTCAAATGGAAATGTCAGACATTTCTAAATACACAGGACATTCAGGCAAGTGTGATCAATGTGGCATGGATTTGATTGATAAACAAAGAGAAGCGAGTGTAGAAAACTCGCTTCTTCCTATCGGTCAAAAATTAATTTCTATGGCAGAACAGTCTGGTCACTCTAAACTTGCAGACAAATGGGTTGAAGATTGGATGAACCCTGAAACAAGCGCAGAAGGCGCTCATGAAAAAATTGCAAGTGCTGCTAGACAACTCTGGGAAGTTCTTAAAGGAGATAGGCGTCCTGAAGTTAGAGAATTTTATAGCAATAATAAAAATGAACTAGTAGATTTAATGACAGAAGCAAACTTAATTGCTTATGAAATTAATCCTCAAAGAATCTCAACTAGAGAAGCGTCTGTTTCAAAGTTTATTGGAATTGAAGACGAGTTTATCAAAAAAGAAGCAATGCAGTTATACAGTGGTCCTATTTGGGATGAACTCAAAAGAAGATGGCAATCATATCCAGTAGGTCCAGACGGGCGCCAACCTCTTCAAGAAGTTGAAAAGTCCGTTGGTAGACCAGACCCATATCCTGCTGGAGCCAATAAGAGACAACAGTATGAAATTCCTAATCAAACATGGCATGACTATATTATGAGAAGTAATCTTTATGGACAAAAAGGTTATCCTTTGCGTTCAAAGGGAGTTGATGCAGATAGAGGGCCACTTCCTCCAAATATGAATAATAACCCAAATGTAAACAATAATAATCCAGACGATCAAATAACACAAGATATGTCTGGTGCTGGAGGACAAGGTGACGGTAGAAATAATGATCAAATGGTAAAAGGTCTACAAGGAAACCCGCCACCAAATCAAACAATGAATCCTAAAAGAAGAAAGAAGATGATGGAAGGTTTAACTGCCACATCCTCACTCACTCCAATTGAAGAGAAATTAATAGAGGTTTACATGAATAAAGGCTTAAATGAAAAATACGCTTCAATTATTGTAGAATCAGTAGGCGAAATGGCTCAACTTCAAGTAAGTGCGCCCGGCCTGCCTGTTGCTTCTGAAGATTCAGATAGCGTAAACATTGATAAGGAAATCGGTGGCAAAGAAGGAGATAAGTATCGCAACATTAATGTTGAAGAAACTTCAAAGGCTATCGGTGTAGAACATCAAGACCCCGGCCCTGAGTATGAAGATGTTCGTGAGTTTGTACAGCCGGGTGGCGAAGCCCCATACGCTGACAACGATGAACGTACTGAAAAGAATAAAGATAAGTACAAGGGTGAAGCCGACCGTTCAAAGATGGATGGTAAAGGTGTTAAGCAAGAGGATAATGTCCCAAAGCAATCTTCTAGAAAAATATCAGATTCTAGCGAAGAATGGATGGACTACTACAACGAAAGATATCCAGAACTTATAGAAGAGGGGCATGGGGAAGATGATGCTCATGATCTTGCAATAGAATATGCAGATTATATGATAGATAAGAAGCAAGGTGTCGAAGACGATTACTTCCTTGATCACCAATCTCCACAGGAAGTATACGATGAGGTCTATCGCTCTCCTTATGAAGAGCGTTAGACAAAAACTATTATATCTGATATAATAAATTTGTAAACTACAGTTTGGATATAAGATAGATGCCAGAATTCCCTAAATTAACTCCAGAAGAGCAAGCAAGAGTAATTAAAGAATTAGGTGGTACGCTTCCCAAGCATGATATTCGTAAGAAAATGGCTGCTTGGGAGGCTTATAACCTTGCAGGAAGTGACCCAAACGGCCCAGATGGACTCCAAGCAACAATTGGAGATATGAGGGCTAATAGAGCGCTTGCCTCTGAATTTGCTCGCAATCGAAGAGTATCTTCTGTTCAAAAGACAGCAGCCGGTGGTGGTGATTATATTGCTGCTATCCCTCGTTTCTATGATCCTGTAGAGTATTGGGAACTTTCTGGGATTCCGTGGAATATTCAAAACGATACTCACCGTCGTAAATTGTATCAGTGGTTGCGTCTGTATTATATGACACACTACTTAGTTCCTATTCTTATTGATATTTTTACTAGATTCCCCCTAGTAGGAATTGAACTAACATCAAAAGATCCAAAACTTACTCAATGGTATGAAGATCTTTTCTTTGACCGTCTTGATTACCAAGAGTTTCTTGTACGAATGGGTCGTGAATACTGGACCGTAGGACAGGCTTTCCCGCTAGGATCTTTTAATGATACTTTAGGTATTTGGGAAAGGGAAGAACTGATTAACCCAGAAGATGTTGTTCTTAAACAATATCCGCTTCTTGGTACTCAACAGTTTGAGATTAAGCCTCCTGAATTCTTAAGAGAACTAGCAACAAAGAAAAGCCCTACTCAAGATTATACTACTCTTGAAAGAGATTGGCCGGAACTAATCCCTTATCTTACTAAGAATGAAAACATTCCTGTTTCTAATATTCTTATGAAGCAAGTAGCATTTAAAATTAATGATTGGGATGTTCATGGCACTCCGCTTCTGTTAAGAGGATTGCGTACACTTATCCATGAAGAGAAGTTAATGGCTTCACAGGATGCTATTGCTGAACGTCTTTATTCTCCGCTGATTCTTGCTAAGTTGGGTGTTCAAGATATCGGTGATGGTGTGCCGTGGATGCCCGGTCCAGATGAGTGTGAAGCATTCCGTGATGATATTGATATCGCTCTTGCTTCTGATTTCCGAGTTCTTGTTCACCACTTTGGAGTAGATATTCAAAACGTATTTGGTCGTGAACAAATGCCAAATCTAGGCGAGGATTTTGATCGTATTGAGCGTAGATTGATGCAGTTGTTTGGAGTTAATCCAAGTCTACTATCTGCTGGTTCTAATTCTCAACCATACGCATCTTCAGCATTGCAGGCTGAGTTCTTAAATCAAATTCTCCGCACATACCAAAACTTCCTAAAAAGACATTTTATGGAAAGAGCAAGAGTTGTTGCTGAAGCAAATGAACATTATGACTATGAACAACGCGGAGATACTAGAGTCCCAATAATGGAAGAGCATGTTGAATATGATGAAGAAGGAAACATCATGGTTGTTGAAAGACACAAATTGCTCATTCCAGAGATTAATATGAAAGTTCTTGATCTTCGTGATGAAGCAACTCAACGTCAATTCCTTGCACAACTCAAGTCTTCTGGTGTTCCAATATCAGATCAAACATTCATGGTTGGCTTGCCCTATACATTCAAAGAAGAACTTGCTAAATTTGAAGAAGAAGCAATTGAAAAGACAGTTGCACAACAAGAAGCCAAAGTTAAGATTTACAGATTACTTAAGGCTAAGAACCTACCTATCCCTGCGGATCTATTACAAGAAATTATGGCAGCAGGACTTGATCCAAATGCTGGATTAGATCCAAATGAATTCCCCGCAATGGATCAGGGCTTGAATCAAATGGGAATGGATGCTATGATGGGTGATATGGGTCAGGCTGGTCCTGTCTCTGGTCCTATGGGTATTGAGATGCCTCCAGAGCCGGGTGGATTACCTCCAGCAGCAGCACCTATGTCAACAACTCCGGGTGGAATGCCAGAAATTTCTAATGAAAGAACTCCGATTCAACCTCCCGGTGGTAGATCTAGTATGAGTAAAGTCGTTGAAGAAAAAGAAGGAAGATTGGTAGAGAAGTTAAATCTACCTAAGAATTCTAAGAAAATTTCTTTAATTAGAGAAGATATAAAACCCGAAAAACCTCAAGAAGAAACTAATAACACAAACGAGTAAGGAGTTTTAATGGGTACTAATGAACCTTCAGGTGTGTCAGGTTCGCCTCTTGATGATTTCAAAGATATCATCATAGATGCTCACCTAGCCGGAATGGGAATGACTGCTATTGCGCGGCTTCTTGTTGATCGTTATGGCATTTCAACGTCAGAGCGTTCTGTTCGCAGGGCTATTGATCGTTGGGATAGTGAGATTTATACATTTGATGTAAATAAGTCTCCTATTGCTTCTGCTAATAGGCGTCTTAATAATGAAGATACAGAACAAGATCGTTTGCGTCGTGAGTTAGTTGAAGCAAACCGTGAACTGCTTAGACAGTCAACTGACATAAAGCGTTCTGTTAAACTTATTAAAGATTATGAATCAGTCTTAGATGCAGATGATCGTGTCGCTCAAAAGATAATCGGTGCTATGGAAACTAATCCTTATGAACCAATCTTTAGAGCCGGTCCTTCTCCAACAGAAGGTGATGACCCACACACGATGGTTGCGCTTATCTCCGATGCTCATTACGGAGAGACTGTAGATATGTATGACATTAGATATAACATGGATGTTTGTGAGCGTCGTATAGAGTTTCTTACTCAGAAAATTATACGTTTTCGTCAACTTAACAGTCAAGATCATCCAATCAATAAGATTGTCGCTGTGTTTCTTGGCGATATGATTAGTGGTAATATTCATGAAGAGTTGGCTGAATCAAATGAGTCTCCTGTTTCAGATCAACTAGTTCGCATGGCGCATCTGATGGTTGATGTTATTGGTTCGCTTTCTGAGAACTTTCCAGAGGTTGAGGTTATTGTTATGCCCGGTAATCACCCACGCTTAACAAAGAAGCCACGCCATAAGCGAAAGTATGATAACCTAGAATATATCATGGGTGAAATGGTTAAGGCCATTGTCCGTGATATTGATAATGTAAAAGTTATCGTACCAAAGGATTTGATTTATGTTCACGACATTGAGGGACACAAGGTTGGGTTCACTCATGGCGATGGATATAAGTCTACAAGTTTCGCAGGCATTCCGTTTTACGGTCTTGCGAGAAAGCGGGCGGCATTCCAAGAAGGTCTTAAGAGTCTTGGAATGCCTCCCGTAGATATGCTCATGATGGGGCATTTCCACCAATTGCTTTGGTGGCCCGGTCGTGGGTGTGATCTTATTGTCAATGGTTCTATTAAGGGGCCAGATGAGTATGCATTCGATACAATGCATGCTGGCGATGAGGCACAACAGGCGCTTATTACTATTAATCGGCGTCATGGTATTACATCTTTCGAACGTATTAATCTCGGTTCAATTAGTTAGGAGTTATAGTGAGTAATAATAACAATAATCGTAAGCGTCGTAAGAACGAAGGTTGGACAGCATACAAACAGTACCCTCGTTCTGTCTGTATTACAGTTTACGATATGCAAGGGAATCCAATTTCAGATGATATTGTAAAAAAGATTGTTTCCCACGCAGAAGATTCAATTAAGTCAGATAATTTTAATAGTCTTGCTATTGCTGTAAACAAAGGATAAGTAAAAATGACAGTTATTAAAGTTAGTGTTGGGTTAACTTCAAAGGTTACAAATCCTCGTAATCAGTATGAGAATGTTGTTTTTTCAAGGACATTTGGGCACGAAGAGCCTTTGGCTCCTAGACCTGATGATCCAGAGGATCAAGTAACTTATGATGAGTATGTTCGTGTTCGTCGTGCAGAGATTGAAGAAGAACTTAGGGTTCATGCTGAACAATCTATTCAGAATGAAATTGATGACTTTTATGAGAACATGACTGCGGGTGAGAGCGAAGAATGATAATCGGATTGCATGGGGTGCAAAGAGCAGGAAAAGATACTGTGTATAATTTAATACAGTCAGAGTATCCTGATGCAATTAGATTTGCTTTTGCAGATAAGATTAAAGAAAGTCTAGCGGCTCTGTTTGGAATTTCAGTTAGAGAAATTGATATTCTAAAAAGAGAAGGCGCAATGTTTAAAGTTGAAAGTGAAAACTACGAACATTCATATACTTGGAGAAGTTTTGCTCAAAGATATGGAACCGAAGCACATAGAGAAATCTTTGGTGAAGATTTTTGGGTAGATAAAGTTTTGCCTCGCCCTAATAAAAGAGGAATAAAATCTCATAATAATAAATTGTGGATCATTACTGATGTTCGTTTTTCTAATGAAGCGTTAAGAATTAGAGAACTAGGTGGGAAGATAGTTAGTTTAAAAAGACCTGATCTACAAAATATTGACAATCATGTTTCAGAGAACAGTTTAAATAACTACTTTGTTGATTATGAATTGGTAAACGATGGTTCTTTGGAGCAGTTAAAAGAAAGGGCAATTAAAATAGTTGAGGATATTATGGATTGATTCAATTATTTATCTAGGTACTTACAATGTCTATAGATGGAAATGAATTCGATAAAATGTTTGATCCAGAAATGGTTCATGAGTTTAGAAGTCAATTTAATGAATTACAACTAGAAAGACAAAAAGAGATTTATGAAAACAATCCTGAAGAAAAATGGTTTGTAGATTTTGCTTCTGCACTAGGTACTCAGGGTGTTGTTTTTCATAGGACAGAAGAACAAGAAGATATTATCTTTGTTCAACTCTTGACAAGAATAAAAGATAAAGAATCAGTAGAACAAATTAGTATAAATGAAATTGAAGAATATATGTCAATTGGTGTGCCAGCCGAAGCAGTTGCCGCTGCTATTCGCGCTGGCCTTTTAAGTTCGGTATTCCAATTTTGGAGAAATGTTGGAGAGGATTATGCGTAGAATAAATATTGTTGTTGATAATCAATTAGATGATGAACTACCTCATCACTTGACTGTAGATGCCACAGACCGTATTGAAGTTATTATAGATGAATATGGTGTAAGAGCAAGGTCAGATGGTGAAAAATTTGATACAATAAAAGAAGAGGCTGTTTATCCAGATGTTGTTTTTGACAATCAGTTGGAATTGTTTTCAAGCAAGCCTTGGCAGATATAAAGAAAGGTAAATATGTCAGAAGAAGAGAACAAGGAAGAGTTAGGCGGTAAAAACGTTTCCGTAGGCATTACAGAACATCCTCTGTACGGATTAGGTGTAAGGCTTATGGTTACAGATATAAATAATAATAAGAGCGAAGTATTTCTTACTGTTGATGAAGCAATAAACCTTGCTGGAAGATTTTCAAGTGTTGCAAATCTTTCATTTGTGTTAAGTCAAATTGCTTCATTGATGCAAGGAGTAGGCGCAGACCCTAAAATTATTTCACCATAAGGAATTAAGATGAGTGATAAAGAGATTAGAGTAAGAGACATAGATCCTGTTAGGGATGGTATTCCAGAAGGAACTACTAATGGTCCTTTGAAATATCTTGGAACAGATATGCATTCTCGCAAGATTATGGAAGGTAAATTCTTTTCTAATGTTGCTCCCCGTAATTTTGGTAAAGATGCTCTACCTAAAGAAGAATGGTTTTGTAACAGAGAGGACTGTGCTGGACCACACAGACATTATTTAACTCGTTGTTCTAAATGTGGCGATAGGAGGCCATTTTGATTTGGGATAAGTTCATTAATAATAAAAAACTGAATTATTCTAAACATATTGAATCAGATATTTATTCAGATACAAGTCCTATAACATATAGAACTGTTATTGAAGGAAAATATTCTAGAATCTTTATGGGGCATCCTAGAATTGTTCCTATTCAAACTTCAAGACCTTATTGGGATCTAAATGAAATCCCTTCATCTTTTAAACAGTTGTCGGCAGAGTTTGATCATAGCATTGAATATGATGCCACTCTAGAAGAGCAGGTTCCTGTATTTGCCGGAAGGGTTTGTTATCAATCCTTTGGGGACAAGGCAGGACGCAAAAGTGCTTCTGAATATCTAGAGCATATTATGGAAGTTGGTCATTACTCTATTCTAGAGCATTCAAGTGTTACATTATATTTTGATCGTGTTCCTAGATTTTGGAGCCATGAACAAGTAAGGCATCGTCATTTCAATTATTCTCAGTTGTCTCAAAGGTTTTATGTTCCAGACAAGGTTGAGTTAGTTATCCCTCCTGCTTTGTGGGAAGAAAAAGATATTGAACAGGAGTTTCATGAATATGGGGAAAGTTTGGGCAAGAAGTATTTTGGTAAACTTAATGATCTTTATAACCTTATTGGTACGGAGTCTTTTTCTCTCAAAAAGAAGAGTAGAGAAGCAGCCAGAGCAATATTACCAGAATGTACAGAAACTAAAATCGTGGTCACAGGAAACTTCCGATCATGGTACGAGTATCTACAAAAAAGAAATACACCGGAAGCAGACGCAACCTTCCAAGAAGTCGCAAGAATTGTACAATCGCGCCTCGCAAGAATTGCGCCTCACATATTTAAGGAGGAAGAACGTGGGTAATATGATGGAACCTATGGGAGAAGGTAGGAACCCAGAAGAAGAGTTAAAGGGATGGATGAACAGAAGTGCTTGGCAGGCAGACGAAAGGCATATCCCCGGTAAGTGTCATATCAAGGGAGATAAACTTCATGTAATCGCCAAGACAAAGAAGAAGGGTCTTTCTATTTGGGCTTCCGAAAAGTCAGATGGTGATTTATATAAACTTGCTTCTCGTTCTGATCAAGAAAAACAACATTGGAATGAGAATAACGAATTCTTAAAGTAAATGTCAGAAGATAATCCTTGGCGGTTCTATACTGCTGAACATCTTTGGAATAGATTGATAGAAGTTTCAGAAAAAAAAGAAATTATTGAGAACAAGTTGTTCATATATTCTCAACTAATCAATCTATTTATCCAAAGGGATGAAGCCATGAGAAGGCTTGCAACAGCAGAAACAGAAAGAATAAAAGAAGTTATACTTGACAATGTTGGGATAATAAATCAACAAATAGAAAGTCTAATGGTTAATTTAGAAATAAGTGAGGAACAGAATTATGAATGATGATTTTCAAAACGAAGATAGTGAACCACAAATTGGCCCACTAAATCAAGAACAGTTTATGATGTTTGTCAAGGCTAATTCAGATGAAGCGAAAACTATGTCTATGGAAAAGACAAGTGCTGTTGTTGCTGAAGGCATCTATCGCCTCTGCATGAGCGTTGGAGAAGAGATAGACTCATTTATTATGCAAGTTGATGCTGAAGAAATGTCTGAAATAGCCAAGACAAAGCCGGGCAGCGAAATGATGCGCCTTGTTTCTATCTTTGGAGACTCAATAGTAATGATTATTGAATCTATAAATCATCTAAAAGAAAACTTTGATGAATTCGATCAGTTCGTTAAAGAGTTCAGAACAAATGTCAAACAAAGACTACATGAACAGGAAGAAAGTTTTATACAAGAATTCGTAGACTCTATTCCTGATTCTCCTGATGAATTATTAAGTTAATTATGCTCGTCTAATTACTTGCACGTTGGGAATCATACCATCTGCCACGCAATAAAAGTTATTATATCTATCAATTGAATCTTCTTTTAAAGACTTGCAAGCAAGAGTTCCACTTATTTTAACTTCCCGATTTTTTGGGTTAAAAGATTCTGTGGTCTTTTTATTTGTCACAAAATACTTTATCTCTTCACTAAAACCCTTATAGATAATTGTATCTCCAGCATTAATGTTTCTAATTGACTCACTCATTTCTTTTCCTCCTTTTTGAGTTCTATCCATATCTTAAATGCATTATCTCTAGTATTCTCTAGTGTTTTATATCGTGTTTTGTAAAAACGTAGACGCTGATTTAGTTTGCTGTATATCTGATATTGGACAGCAATAATATTATTATCAACGGTCGGGTCATTGAAAGATGGTTTCTTTACAAGACTAACAATGTCAGATGCAACAACGTAATCAGCATAAGCCGAGTCTGTTAGTTCTACAAACTTTTCCCATGCTTTATAGAAGTGATTTGCTTTACTTGAATTCATATAAAGTCCTTCTCAATTAAAATGACATAAAAGAGGGGGATTGCTCCCCCTCTCATTTTATACTTTTATTTACTCGCCGTATGTGCGTCCAGCAACGCGATAATTGGTTCCCCTCTTCTTGCCAGCCTTAATGATCTTGTGGCCTCCGATAACCTTCTTCATAACAAGAGAATAGGTAGTGGGGTTCATCTTGACAGAATTAACAATATCGTTCTTATACATAGGCTTGTCTGACTTCTCAATCAGTTCTGTCACGGCCTTGACAAGTTGTGAGACTTCTTGTGCGCGGTTAGGCTCCATGCGGGCCACCTTACCCTTGCCGTTAGAACGCTTCTGAGAGGCTTCTGCCTTGGCCTCCAATGCGTTCTTCTCGTTCTTTGCTGCCTTAGCAATATACTCATCAAGAAATTGCTGACGGTTCTTTGCAGCATCATCATCGTTGAGCATTGCGAGAAGTCGCATACGCATATCGTGAGCAACCTTAACATTACTCTTGTTGAATGTCCTAGTCTTATTTTCAGGAGTAAGAAAAGTTACCTCATCATCTTGTGAGTTCAAGACTACAGCAGAACGCCAATTCAAATCATAATAACGAATAGTGTCTCCACGAACGGGAACATAATCATCGGGATAAATAACAGACCAAAGATCAGTTTCACTCATCATCAAAGTCTACCCCCTTCAATTCCTTGATCCAAAAGAAATCGTCCTGTGAGTTGTCGTAATCGGAAAAACTATCAACATCATCAAAGTCTTTCAACAGTTCAGCAACCCACTCAACAAACTCATCATCAAAATCATCATAAGGATCTGCAAAATTCGTCTTTGTCATTTCTGACCTCCTTCAAATATAGAATCAATAGAATTAGAAATAATCTCTACTTCTTTCTTTCGACAAGGGAAGCAACGCTTTCTTGGGTTGTATATGCTTACCTTACACCCACAAGTATAGCACCTTGAATTAGATTTTGAGACACTAGATGTAAGAGAATCGTTAGAAACCATGTTTCCCATTGTCATACAGGGGATTGCTTCATCAAATTTCATCACTAACTCCTACAATTGCATCATCACCCTTTCCTTCAACATGATGATTTTCAATAGAAATGATATCAAACTTCTTCTTTGAAAACTTATTCTTTTTTACATTTCCATAATTAAAAATAACAACATTTACATCTTCTCTTGACTCAACATGAGCAACGCGCCCATCATAGAGAGTGATTGAGATTTGATTGTTCATAACTTCTCCTATCTTATTAGAAATAAAAGTGGTGCCAAAACAAACAGGATACAAAAAACAACAAACATTATCTGACCTCTTGGGTATCTTGATTGTGAATATCAAGTGGCTGACTAACTTCATCGTCTGAATCATTATCTTCAATTAGAGAAAAATAATACTTCCACTCATCATCGTTGAAAGTATTAGTGAACCGAGGAATGAGGATTTCGCTCATTACTTCCATCAGCCTTTTACAATCCTTGTCTCCGTTGATGAAGTCCTTAGATGCTCGCATAAAAGTATGCTGTAGGGTGAATATAATAGAATCGCAATCCAAGATATTGATTTCCCACTCTGCATCCCGATCTATCTCCCACCCCCGCTGAGACTTCTCAAAGGTAACGACATACTTATAGACTTCCCACTCATGATCGCTCCAAAGATACTTGCAACCATTGAATAGGTCCAAAAGACTCTGATGATAATTGCTTGAAATTTGATAATTCTTATTATCCTGATGGATTAGTTCATAGATTGCATTCATGACATAGGAAGTCTCTGCAATATTTAGGGAAACCCTCTTCTTTGGGAAATACATACTACCAACCTCTCATTTCCTCTACAAGTTCGCGCTGTCGGCTAGCATTCATCATGCTAATTTCATGCTGCCATTCCTGCGCTTCATGCATTTCAGCATCTTGCTCATCATAAATAAAAGTTTCAACCTGATTCCAAAAAGAATCGCTAAGAGAATATGAATCGTCCTCTGGGTGTGTAAACCAAGCGCGAATATCCTCAACGACTTCTGATGCCCTAACATCAAGCAGGCTGACGTTACTACGATCTATTGCCTCAATAGCCATACTAGCAACGTCATTTGGCGAATTGCTCTTTTCAATTAGATAGATAGGCCCATATGAGGGGACATTGAAAATGTATGTAGAGATATGTGAGATATCATACTTGAGGCCAATATCACTATAATTCTCAAGAATCTCTGACATTATACAAACCTCTTTGGGTTGGGAACAGTATTGCCGACCTTGCTTCGTCGCTTCTTTGTCTTTCTGATAGTTACCTTAGCAATTCTCTTTGGAGTTTGGTAGTTAGAAGTCTTTGTCTTACGCAAGTTCATCCTCCTAGTAGTAATCATCGTAGTCGCAAGGCTGCGACTCTTTCTCTGCATGATACTTGTAATCGTAGTGCGCTTCAAGGGCATCTTCATACTCACTTTCTGCCATTTCACAGCACGCATCAAAACTTAGTTCGATCACGATATACTTATCAGCAGCCTCTGGCTCATCCTCAACGATTGAGTCATACAACTTTGTCATTTCTTCCTTGCTGCCGAATTCATCGGGAATCCTGTCATAGTTTATGATCTTTTCAGCCTCGGCATCATACTCGTAAAGGCCAAAGAGTCCACGACTATCAATCTCTTCTGCTGCCTTCTGAAATGGGTATTCTGGCGGGTCATACCAACTCATAGTGTTTCTAATCCTCCTTGATTTCAGGGACGCAGGAACCACAGTAAGGAAGCCCCTCTGTCCAAGTCACAGCCTTAGTTGCTGGATTGACATAAGTAACATCCTTCTCTGGAATGGTGTGTCCACACATGCATTTGATTGTGTCTGTATTGTCCATATTATTTCCTTTCTTTGATAAAGCATAGCCCCTAGCGGGAGTCGAACCCGCGATAAACTTCCGCATAAGCATCACAAGCGTCCTTGTGTGATACCGGCGTCGTTGCCACTAGACCATTAGGGGCATAAATATTATAGACGGTTCCACAGTCAAGTCAAGTGGTGTCACCAAATTGGATCTACACCTACCTGCTCACCCGTCACCGACAACCGATTCCTTTAGTTATTATATTTAGTTATATTATGTAGCCCGAACAGATCATTATTCGGGTTGTTATCACATGGGTCGTATTGCAGGTTTATGTCAGGTCTAGATGGACAACCCCCATGCGTGTTGCCCCCTGCTTTCCCCCGTTGCCACGGAGTTCGGATTATCTAATTGGTGGCAACCTCTTAGACTCTCCCATAATCCCGCTGACGCCTCACGGCGTTTCGTCCTCTTTAGGACTCATCAGAGCGGTTATTGTTTTCAAGATCATACTGAACCAAGTTAGCAATTTCAAGTGCCCTACGAATCTCACTCTTAAAACCCGGTGTAATAACAATAGTGTCCTCTGGCTGACTGTCCATGCAAATAGCATTTAGCCATCCAATAATTTCAGCAAGTTCTTGTGCCTCTTTTAGTGTAATCATTATATCAACCCACAAACATAGTCGTCTTGATCTGCATTATGTTCTCTATCCGTAAACGATGTTTCCGAAAGTAGCAACCTGAACAACAACATCAGCAACATCACCATCAGCGTAACCAGAATCGTCGTTAGCAACAGCCTGACGAAGATACTCAACGAGATAATCCGCAGCCTGAACCTCGTTGTTGAGAATCTTAGAGATTGCCTCTACAACCTTATCTACATTGACCTCATGAATAGTGTCTGCCTCGTCAGGCTCACGAAACTTTACTGAATACCAAATCTCATCAAGAATGTCGCTTGCGTTATTACCCTCACGACTAAGATAGTTTGCCCAATAGTTTGCGCTGCCGTAATGGGAATCAAAAGCCGTCATAAGAAGATCACTAACCAACTTGTCCGTAACATTTACAGATACAGTTACCTTACCAACAACTGTCTTATTCATTTCATTCTCTTTCATTAGATTGCTTAGTATTTTACTCGTATACGTTTTGTTGTCAAGACATAAATGTAATGACTTTGTTAGTCCTGCGGAATGTCCTTAAACCAATCAATCTCAGAAAGAATCTCATGGTTAATAAACCAATCTACAAAAAGAGTTCCGTCCCTATCATTATCATATCCGACATAGCCGTTATTAACGTATTCCTGCTCGTAGTCGGAGTCATAATATAGTTCCCAGAACTCGTTAGTATCCATATCGTACATCGCGTCTGCTCGCTCCCGAATCCCACAACAAATACGCTTGTAATGCTCATCTGAAATAATCTTAGGCATTGTCGCCCTCCTTATTACTCTCGTTGTAAACCTTACTAACTGCATCCTCTACTGCATTCCAAGCGTAAGTTGCTTCGACATAAATACCACCACTCATCAACTGATAAATAATGCCTGTTCCATCAAGGTCATTGTTGTCGCTAAAATAGTAAAAATCGCTTGTATAATCATCTACATAATCGCTTGCGCGAGGGTTGTTGCTGAACCAATCTAGCACATCTGCACCGTTATTCCAGCCCATATGTTCGCAAAAGTCAAGCCTTGCATCAAAAAGGTCGTCGTCGGGGTTATTCACAACAGCGTCATGAAGCCAATCACAGGCCATGATGGTAAGCCGACGCTCAAAGCGGTCAAAGTTGTGCCCATACCATTCCTTACCAACATTATTATCGTCGCTCAACCAGCGGCCAAGTTCATCAGCAATCTCACTCATAGTCTTACTCACTTGCTGCCTCCAAAAATCTTAGTGAGGTTGTCGCTGTATGCACAAAGAGGCTCAATCCTATCACGGTCAAAAGTGCCGCCCGTACCAAGAAAAGGGTCGGTGCAAAGGTCAATATACTCATCGTCTGCTTCATCTTCCGGCCATACATACTCAATAGTAGCGGTCTTATCATCACACTCAGTAACAACGTAGTGAGCCTTAGTGTCAGCAACAACAATGCTGAAAATCTTACCCGGCCCAAACTCGTTCATGTTGGCTGCATTGTTGAAAAGAACACGCAGGTAATCGTGATAGCGGTCGTATGCTGCATTCGTCTTTGCAAGGTAATCTTCAATACTCATATTATCCCTCCAAACTCCTACGGATATTGTAAAGGTCAAATCGTGCGGATTCTACTGTCTCAGGGTCGTCGCTGTCAAGGCTTGACTTGTAAAGATTATTGTAATAGTCCATAATCGTGTCAATGCAAGCAGCCTTTACATCCTCATACCAACCGTGAGCATAGCATCCTGTCCCATCCCAAATGTGTGGGCCAAAGATGTATTCCTCTGCATCAAAGAACATATCCCTCATGGTGTAAGAGTAATCACACTCAAAATCAAGGATAGCCTTACCCAACTTCTGCCCAACATAAATAGCATCATTGTAGTCAGGATAAGCGACGATTCCATAAACCATTCCGTCAATCGGGTCAGTAAAAGGATACCAAGTGATACCGGCGTCCCAATGCAGGTAATCATCAAGGTGACTGTAAACCTTTGACATAAAGCGTGCCTTGTCTCCCGGCTTCCACTCCTGACCATAAATGTCAATGCCTTCATAAAACATTTCTAGACCTTCTTGTTCGACAGGATGTTGTGAACCGCCTCGTCAATAAGCGGGCCAATCTGCTTGTAAAGAGTGTCAATAATTTTCTGCGCGTTTTCAATATCCTTCTCGTCGTCAGGGTCGTGGATGCCGCTGTCCTCAATCTCGTCAATGCGCCAACGGAGAAGCGTCAGCAGAAAATCATACTCGTTCAGCGTAAGAACAACCGCTGCCTTTGAGTTCCAATCAGTCATTACAGTACCTCCATCATCACAAACTCGTACAGGTTCCAAGCGTTCGGGAGACTCTGAACAGGAATACTCTCGTCGTCCTCCGTCCACGCCTTGACCACGTTACCATCAGCATCCGTGATAGTCAAGTCGAAATAGTCCCAAAAGTTATTGACGATAGTAAACGTAAGTCCCTTATCAGTCTGGAAGCGAACACCACCACGCTTCTCGTCTACATCTACCATACTGTCCTCGTCAATGCCAAGTGCAGGGCGGATAAGAACGGGGATACAGTCAATAATCTGCTTTGCAACGGGTGAAATATTAGACATTACCAATCACCTTCCAATCCTCGTAGATTCCAACAATCTCGCTGTAAATATTGAACGGCTCATCGCGCTTATGTCCCTCGTCGTCCCTGTAACCGCAATCATCGTTGCTGCCTACATCACAGGAAAGATAACAAGCGCGTCCATCGAAATAATAATCAGGCTCCAACATGATTACCTCCCGCTCGTACCCACGACATTTCCTCCAACTCATGCTTGTAAGAGTAGTCGTTGTCGTACTTGGTTGCAAGGGTAGCAAGGATGTTTGTTCCCAACTTTACCAAATCTTCACGATTGGTAGAAACATCGTTGAGCGTACAATAAGACGCATCCTCTAGTGCAACTTCACCATTCTTGTCGTCCACCAAGACAATGGTGAAGCGGAGAAGCGGAGAGTCCTCGTCGTCATTAGGGTCAAAGTCTCCACAATAACCCTCATCCATAAACTCCCAATAGAGCCGATAAACATTAGTGGAGGTATCGAAATCCACGATAACATCCTCGTACTGCTCAATAGCCTGAGTCCAATCCATTATTCCATCCCCTCAAACTGAATGGACAGGTAAATCTCATGGCGCGTACCGTTCTCCGTGTCATAAATAGCGACAGGACGCCATTCAGTATCCCACATAGCCTCCTGAATAGCCCACTCAACGGCGTCAAGAGAGCGATGCATAGACAGGTAAACTTCACGCTCCCCCGGCTTACGCTCTACAAGAAGCCACGGCCTGTCTTGCTGGCACCGGAGGTCAAGAAGAACATCTGCCTCTGGGTATGAAATGTAATTACCATTGTCCTCAATCTCTTGGAGAACGCCAAGAATAACCTCGTTAGTCAGTTCTGGAATAGTAGTCATTATTGTTCCTTTCTAGCCGAGAGTAACGATGTGTGAATGCTTGTTGAGCCTGACATACTTCATAAGAATCTTATAGACCTCGCGCTCGCTAGGGTCGTCCTCCAAAATCTCACGGTCCTCGTCAGAAAGCATACCACGCTGGACAATGAGCATACCATCGCTTGCACAACCACCCCAACTACCTGTATCAAGGTCCATCCAAATAAGGTCAGTATCCATGTTCACTCCCATCCACTTACACGCGCACGCTGCTTGTCCTTGCGGCGCTTTGTCTTGTTGGACTCTACACCATGAATGCGAGAATGCATAACGTCAAACCGCTGACCGTTGGTGCGAGTCTCCTGACGAAACTTCTTGCGCTGCTTGTTAGTCATTATCAGTCCTCTTCATCCTCATACCACTCGTCATCCTCGTTGATAAACTCAATGGTAATGCTCTTGACACGGACTCCCCAACTACCACAGTCCTCGTACTCAATATACACAGGGTACATACCGTCCCCGTAGCCGCTGCTGCTGCACACAGCATCATCCATGTTACCACCATGCGTAGAGAAGGGACCGGCCATTTCGCCACCCATGCTAGCAGCGCAGGCACGGCTGTAAGGGTTATCGCTAGTCACAGTCTTGTTGTCCTCTGCAAAACGAACGTCACCATCAAGGACATAGCAAGGGTCCACAATCATAATCTGGCCGGAATCAACCGGCACGCGACCGATAAGCGTCTTGGTAATCATTACAATCCTCCTAGTCGAACTCGCAAATCTCAAGGATAGTGAAGCCCAAAGCCTCAAGCGCGGCCTTCACCTTTTCGCCCTGCGCCTCCGCGTCGTCAAGGGCAGCGGAGAAACTGTCAGCCTCTACATCGAAGATATGGTTAGCGGTAATCTCGAAAGAATAAGTCTCACTCACGGTAATCCTCCTAGCGTCCGAGCAGGCGGTCAAGCCAACTCTTGTTCGTCTTTGCGCGATGCTCGTCCTCCAACATCGAAACAACATGCATCAGGGACTCAACCTCGCCCTCCAACTCGCAAACCCTCTCGTTCATGGCGGCAATCTCAACGCCCATGTGGTAAGTCTCAGCCTCTACCGCGCTCTCCACGGTATCACGGATGTAACGCTCCGCGTACTCGCGGCCAATCTCATTAGCCTCCATGATGCGCTCCATAATCGGCTCCACAACCATCTTATACATCGGGTCACTCATGTTCACGTTGCACTCCTTGTTTGTGTTGTCCTGAACTCTACTCTCTTGTCCACCCTTGTCAAGAGAGTGGATGTAAAGAAAGTGTTAGTAAATCGTGTTGCCCTCGTATTCCTCATACATCTCAACATATCCCTCAAATCCAACCGACTCTGCGGCCTCCGCGAATTCAAGGTCATACAAATCTTCCATATCGTCAATATAGATGCCGACGCTGGAATCACCGCTTGCCTCTCCAACATACCCCCCGCCAGCCTCACAGTATGCCAGCGTGAATGAAAGACCATCCATAAGGTCATTGTTATTCATTACCACATGCTCCATCCACTCAACAGGCGGGGACCATGCGGAGTCAAAGCGATAGGTGACAGTCTTGGTTCCATCACTAACGCTTTCGTGTGAAATAACATCACACACATCCCACTTAGTACCCCAATGCTTCACATGCCAGCGGTATTCCTCGTCGGACATAGTGGGAATGGACACTCCATTGTGAGTAAGAACCTCGCCACGCTTCACATCGTCGGGGAGAGGATACAGCGTTGAAAGAGACAGGGGAGAGTCGTCAGTCTTGACAACCTCAATGAACTTATCCACAGCCTCCACAGGACCGCTTACAGTAAGAATGTTCTGACACCAATTAGGCATTACTCTACCTCCCGTACTGAATGTTGCGTGCCTCAAAGCACTTGGAACGGAAATCATCCTTGTCAAACTTATTGAGCGGGGACGAGGAACGAATCTCGTCAATAATAGCATCTACAATCTCGTCCACAATCAGGGACGGATACTGCTGCTCATCGTCCCACTCAACCGAATAATCCTTATCCACCGCGTTGATTGCCCTTGCAATGATGTTCTCGTCAATCATTATTACATGACCTCCTCAGTAGTCCACTCAAAGCCAGCCCACCCTGCGGCCTCATCGCTATCCAGCAGGCCAGCCACGCCAGCCACGCCGGGGATACGCTCCATCCACTTCTGCGCCCACTCTACGGCATCCTCATGGAGCAGGAAAGGCCCAATGACGTTGGTGTGAGTGTTGGTAATGGTAACAACTACAAACATGCTAGTCCTCCCAATCGTAGAACTCAATAGAGTCATTCACAGGCTGCGGGTTGCTTACACGCAGGAAAGAAAGAATCTCCCATGCCTCGCTCTCGTCGTCAGTATAGAACGATACATCACGAATACCAAACCCTGCGCCGGAATCGTGTGCCACTCCAAAGGATTCCGTAACTTCCTCAATCACCTTCTGTACGGCCTCCATCTGACCAAGCGGGTACTCAGCAATAACGTAATACATTCTAGTCACTCTCCCTCGTTACATGCCCTTGCGGTAAGTCCTTAGTCCAAATCGCGGCATAAACTTCTCCATCCGTGTCAATAAGATAATACCACCCGTCCTCGTCTTGCACAAGGAGATTACCGTCCGGGGTCATACCAATCTCATAGACCGGCTCGGCCCCATCAACAGCGTTGAGTCGGTAAAGTGCCTTCTCCTGATACTCATTCATCAGTCGTTTCCCCTATCCTAAAGAAAGATGCCGGTAGTCTCGCGGAACTGAACCATAGCAGGAAGCATAGGCTCATACATCCTGTGAGTCACGGTGTTCACGATAGCAATAGGGGTCGCCATGACGAAAGAGTTAGCGCCGTCAAAGGCATTGTCGTAAATGATGGTTGCGGCCTGCTCGTACAACTCGTCAAGGTCGTCCGAACCCTCGTAGTAAACGGAGTAGCCGTTCCGATTGACCATTCCGACAACCATGTAGAAGTAGTAGAACTCGTCCTCACACAGCGGAACGTCGCTCACGGTCGTCCCATGACCGAACTCAAAGGTCATGTTCTCCACCACATCGTACTGCTCGTCGTAATTCTTCATCAGTCGTTCCCCCTATCTTTCTCAATCGCGTTCGCGGCGTTCCATGCTGTCTCAGCCGCAACCCGCATGTTGCCGCCAGCCTTCTCAGCGATAAGCATAGCAAGCAGGGCCGCGTTCTCTGCCATATGCTTGCCACCACTACGGTAAGCGTTACCGGCGATAACCATAGCGTGCGGGATAGTCATGGCCTTCATGCTTTCGATAAGCCCTGCGTAAGTCTTGTCGTCCATCAGTCGTTCCCCTTCCCATTACGGCGAGACAGCCAAGACTCAAAGCGAGCCTGAACGTCCTCATCCGTTACATACAGCCAATCCACGTTCACCCAACCATCCTCGTCGTACTGCTGAATCTCCATCATACCCAACGGCTTACCCTTGTGAGTGGGGACGATAGCACGAAACTCATCACCATCATCAGTCACCGGGGCAATCAGGATGTAAGCGGGAACCTTCTCCATCAGTCAATCTCCTTCATCCGAAACTCTGGCAGGACGTTACGATAGTGCGTGTCGTCAAACTGCTGATTGTCATGGAAGGTAACGCTAGCGTTTGGCGTACCATCATCGTAAGGGGTGTTCTCCAAGCAAACGGTGTAAGACGCCGTACTCTCGTATCCATCAACATCCACAATAGGGAAGTCAATAGTGACATACACTCCGTAGTCATTCTTTGCGATGGTCACTTTCGGGTCTGCAAGGTTGCTCATACGATTACCTTCTTCCTCTCCGTAGTAATCTGGGTGTTCGTTTATGTAATCGCTATCCTTGTTCTCAGGCACGCTGCGCCTCCCTTGTCATAAGGTAGGCAACCGCTGAGGCCAGCGTGCCAAAGCCCGGTACGTTCCCGTTCTCCGCGCTGCTGACGTTCCACTTGCTGCCCGCCTTCTCAACAGAGCCAAGGTACTTCCCCGGCTTGTCGTAGAAGTAGCCATTCACCGGAACGGTCTTGGTGATTTCGTTGATAATCCACTTCCCATCGTTGGTGCGAAGAGCAGTCACCTTGTTGCTTCCTGAGTAGAACCTGCGAACCATAATGTCTCTCTCTTTCTCTCTTTCTCTTGACTAGAGCCTACTCCCTTCCCCACAACAATCAAGGGAAGGGAGGTTAGAACTTTGTTAGGCTGCGACCAGCGTGCCGGAACGAATCTTCTGCTCAAACTCGTCGCAAGCCTCAGTCATTTCCATAACCTCGTCCTGCAACCTAGCCGCCCTCCTGCGAGCATCAAGGAACCTAGTGACCGACTGATAAGCCCGCAACGCTGCCTCGTCCTGCCCGGAAGGGAGCAGCATATACAGGCTACGGGCGGTGTCGCACAGGTAGCCGATTTCCTCGTCCGTCGTAGCGACGAAGGCGTGAGCAAGGTCACGACGCATCTGACCGTTCAGCGAAGTCACCTGCCGACGATAATCCTTGTCACGCTTCTCATGCCGCATCTTGATAGTGAGGTTAGTGACCTCACGGACGGCCTGACTGACCTCATCCTTCATCGCATCATAAGACGCCATAACTTCCTCGCGCGCCTTGCACGCCGCATCCCGACGGTCTGATACCCGTTCTGCGAACATGATAGCGGCCTGCGGCCCACAGTAGTCGCTGAATGCCGGAATGTCGTTGAACGTGACCTGCATGTAGTAGTCAATGGCACCATTCGTCTGCCAACGGGTGCGCTTGATTACGTCCTTCACACCGGCAGGCTTATGAGCGGAAATCCACTCAATCGCTGCCTCCATCGTAGCCACGCGAATCTTGCGGGGGCGACGAATGCTTACAGCGTGGTCGCCGTTGCGGTGTTCTCCGTGGACCTTTTCGGCCCGCTCAATCTCACCGCGCTGGACATACTGAGTAAGGGTATTGTCAATAGCCTTACGCTGCGACTCAATGGAAGCCACAAGCCGGGTGATGAGCGTTTCTGTTGCCTTGTTGATACTCATTCTCGGTTCTCTCCTAACCGATTGTGATTACGTCGTCAGTCTTGCACACGATGGAAGTCTCTGCAAGGACTCCCGTAAGCGGCTCCACATCAAGGTAGTGGAAACCGTCAGTCCAATCAACCCTAGCCCAAACCTCGCGGTCGTGGACCATAACCAGCACAATGTCGCCGGGGCGAATCTCCATCAGTCGTTCTCCTTCTGAATCGAATACATGATGCTGCGGTGGTATCCACGACGGGTAATGTAACCCGCAGGCTTGTCAAGATACCACGGAGCGAGGAACACAAAGCCCTTGCCGTAGATGCGGGTGAGAATGTCAATCATCAGTCGTTCTCCTTCTTGATACGGGTGTCCTTGACTCCTGCGGGGCGGTGGATGTTACCACACCGGGGGCACGAGGAAATCAGGTGCCAACTCCGGTGCGACGGGTCATGGAACCAACGGGTGCCGGTGCCGCGAGACTGAACGATAGTCTCGCCACGCTGCGGAGGATTCACCGAACAGGGAACCTCCACAAACTTAGTCACACCGGAACGCCGGTCGTTCAGCATGTTTTTATCCATCAGTCATTCTCCTTAGTGGGTCTGCTTGCCACGCCGGGGAGACTACTCCTTTCGATTCTCTGCACAAGGGGTATCGTGTAAAGACTTTGTTAGAGGATTGAGCCACAACATATCCGCGCGTACAGGCGCACGCACTCGCGCAAATACTACATCTGAATCTCTATGTCAAATGAAGGTTCAGTAAACCGCTTCCTCAATCTCTTTGTGCGGGATTCGCACAAGCGGCCCCTCAATCACTCTAAGCCAATCTAAGGGGTGCTTATCCTCTTTACAAAGGTATGAAGAATGCCTGCTCACACCAACATTCTGGAATCTCTAGGTATAAGGACACCTAGAACGCTTGTAACAGGGCATAGAAGGCTTCCTGTGCGTTCTTACATTGCGATAACATCTAAGCGCCCACAAACCTCCTGCAAATCGCACACTTTCTCTAGCCATGTTGGGAAATGGATAAGTTCGCAAATACCGACATTTCACCAAACCCCAACACAGAATCACAATCTCACAAATAGTTCAGCCTTCTCTAATACTTCCATCACATTCTCTCGGCCCTCATACAATCCTTACAAGTATGATGAAAGTATGAGGGGATACCCACGGCGCGGCCCTAATAAATCCATAAAGAATCCATAACAAATAGAACATATATAGATATGTCACATACTTACAACATACTGAATACAATCGTCATGGATGCGTCACTACTTACATATAACTCAAATACCTGTATTCCCGCATGAATAGAGGGGATAGATGTAATATAAGTGTATGTATGAATGGGGGTTATGTGGGGCAAATGTTGATATAAGTGGGGACTTATGTGTGCGCTACTACATGAATCCCCATATGTCAAGCACTAATACATACATATATGTAGCCAAGTGTAGTGCCGCATATGTAAGTTGCATCTATATTACTTATGTGATAAGGGCCAAGTAGTTGTGCCGTCAAGTTGTGCCCCCTATCATACTCTCTGGATATACACAAGGGGCACCCCCCTCCCCCCATATCATATTTACATTTAGGGAACCCATCTGGGGGGTAGGAGTCCCCCTCCCTTCAAATCTGTAGAGTATTTTTCAAACTTCGTTCATTCTCGTTGATACCCCCCCCTATCTGTTTAGACCAAGATGTGATATAAGTTAGGAGTCCCATGCTTTTTAAAACGCAAAGCATTTTTTAAATTTGACTTTGCTTATATATATATGTTATAAATATATAATAGGAAAGGAATATAAGAATGATTATGGGAATAGCATTAGGTATATGGATATGTGCTATGCTTATATCCTGTTGGGTATTATTCAATGTAATGGGTAAATAGGAGGAATATATGGACTACAAGGAGTTGGTATCACTTCGTAGCCAAAATAGTATTCAAATGCCTGCTAAGGTCGAATTGGAGAAAAAGGCTAATTCGCCTGCTGAGGATGAGGATTGGCATAGTGAATATTGGAATTCCATCATGGGACTTCTCTATATGGGTGGCTATCTGTTTGTATGGGGATTGGTCTTTGCCATTGTTTTGGCTGGGGGATTCATGATCGTTGGTGCTATACTCATGTGGGCTGTAGCGTTCCTCATGATGGTGACGTATCCCATCTGGGTCTTTTTTGCTTGGCTGGGATCGCTATTTAGTAGAAAATGAGTTTTCTCTATACTGTCATCATCTGTTATGCTATAATAATAGCAGTGATATTATTTCTAAAATGAAAGGATTAAATATGGCAGATTATCGTGCAGTGGCAGATATTGTTCTGTCGGTCAATGTAAGCGCAGAAGGTGTATCAGATGATCCCTCTGCAATTGACGCTGCAAAGCAGGATCTTATCAATAAGGTTGCTTCCGGTGAAATTAATCTTAATGATGCTGCTTATATTCAAGATATTCAAATCTATAATCTTAAGAGAATTGCATAATGGAAGATTATATTCCTCCGTACACTTCTCCTGTTGAAACTAAAAATATGACTAAGTATTATGATAAGATGTTTAGCAATACAGACGCCGTTCTTAATGATCGAAATAAGGGCGACGACGAGTATTGGGATGAATTTATTAATACTGTAAAAGATGAGAGGACAGATAAGATTATGGAAGCAAAGGAAAGCAATCCAGCAGATTATACTATTAGCGTCAGTAATAGTGATGGTCGCGTCAATATCAATATGTGTCGCCATGATGCTCTTCTGCTAATGGAGGAAATTGGGAGAGATGAAGTGAATGTCTACAACACTGTCTCTGGCTCCGTGAGAAGGATTCTACGGGATTTCTTTATCAATAATGAGGATGTTATCGTAGAGGGCTATCCTTTTTAATTCTATGGGCTTAAAATGGGTAGCATATTTTTTCTTAGTTAGTCCATATCATATAAGTTTAGGATTCCATATTGACTTGCGAACTCCTAATATAGAGATTCATGTGCCATTCGGGTTCATACGAATAGGCAAGGCATACGAGTCATTCCAGCCAAATGTCTATATATCAAAAATATATGGATATGATAGAGGTTGGAAGTGGGGAAAGAATCTATAATCCATGATCGTGCAATACTTTGTAACAAATTTGTAACAAAAAGTATTTTTTGCGCGACTGCGGGCGGGGCGTATGCGGTAAACCGACGAAAGGAATGATGTTATTGTTTCCAATCTAAGAACCAAATTTGCCGTTATTTCCATGATACTAGTGGGATTAGTGGCATTCTCAGGGGGATTCGCTTCTCCCGCGACTGCGAAGCCATGCTTAAAGCACACTTCGGAGACAAAGGTAACTAAAAAGCAATGCCTTAAGGCTTATAAGAAGCAAAGGGCGAGGGATAATATGAAGTTTCCTCCCAATCCTACTAAGGCAGATGTTGCAAAGCGAGTTCCTGACTGGAAAGGGTTTGTCAGATTAGGAAGATGCGAACAGCCCGGATATTCCAAGTATAAGGATGGAGTAAATTGGTCACATTCTGGACCCACATGGGGCGGTGGTTTGGGCATTTATAAATCCACATGGTATACTGCTCGTAGCCCATACAAACTGTGGAGTGGCGATAAGTGGGAAACTATCCTTGTAGGTGATGCGATTCGTGATAGATTCGGCATTACGGCATGGGGCGCACATCGTTGTTTCTATTAAAATAAGTTAGGATAATATGAAGATAGATGATATTATTGATTACTCAACTATGATTTCTATAATGATTTGTTTAATTGGCTGGATAATACTTCTCGGATCATTGTTGGTGCTAATCATAAACGTTGAATTAGCAACAATTTTCTTTGTCATTGGAATGATTATTATGGTAGTAGGATTTTTAATGACAATGCTAATTGAGCCAATATTTAGACTTGTTTATAGATATCTTCTATCAAAAGATTAATAGAACCCTCTCTCCGTGACATAATATGGGGAGAGGGTTTTATTATGAAGAAAAGAAACGGGCCAAGGACAACGGTAGGGGCAACTGCTGTCGGTGGAGCAATCGGAACCATTCTTATTTGGATAATAACTCTTACAGGTGTATTTGTGCCCGATACTGTTGCTGCTGCTATTGCTACGTTATGTGCGGCTGTGTTTGGTTGGTTTTTCCCTAAGTTGGATTAATAAATAAAAGTATGGTAAAGTAGGATATATGAATATGTTTGAAATGAGTATTGAAGAGGTTTTGTATACATATTTAGTTGAAATACATATAAAGTCTGGAAGAGATGATTTAAGAATCCGGGCAAAATATGTAGAGGACGACGATTATGTGTGTATTTCTGAATCTAAACACAGAGTAAGTCCTGTTTATGTTCATGTTAATAACATAGACTTAGAACTAGATATTAAAGAAAATCTTAAAAATTTCCTTTTTGAATGGATTATTTCTGAAGAAGGAACTGATTTTATGAGATTAGTGTTTGATAGTAAACCGCCAAAAGTTGGGAGATAAAGTGTCATCATTATTTAGCGGTTATACGATTTTTAATGATCCAGACGATGATAATGATATTTTCTTAGTTACGACTAAAGAAAGCATTGTATATGCTTCTTTTTCTGAGATAAAAGCACAAGAAGCAGCAGAAATACTTGATGTTCTTTTTGAAGAAATTAGAGATGACGAAGAACTTACAATTTATCAAATGGCTCTTGACGACTTCCTTTTGGTGGATGAAGAGTTAGATCAACTAGAAAAACTTATGGAAGAAGAGGATGAAGATGATTGAAAATGATTTAGATGCAATTAGCGAAAAAATTCAAGCCATAACTCCTGCTTCTTGGAGCATAGATATTTCACAAGATGCACGATATCTGCTAGTATCTAGAAAAGATGAAAAAAATATGCGGCAATCTGATATTTTGTTTTTTGAAGATGCCGCTAAAGATGTTGCAAAGTTAGTTTATGAAATCCGACGCCTTAAAGAGATTAATGTTGCCCTTAAGCGTCAAATTGTTAAAGATCTAGAAAATAAAAATAATATTGAAAAAGATTTAAGATTCCTATAGGATAGGTGTATGCAAACATTTCTTCCACATTCCAATTTTTATGACACTGCTGCTGTACTTGACTGGCGTAGGCTAGGCAAGCAGCGTGTTGAAGCCAAGCAGATCCTTCTTACTATTGATCGCGGTGATGAGGCTAAGGGCTGGAAAAATCACCCTGCTGTTAATATGTGGCGCGGCTACGAGCCTGCTCTTGCTATGTATGGCGCTGCTATTTGTTCTGAGTGGATTCAGCGTGGCTATAATGATACGCAACTAGCATGGTTTCTTGAGCGTATGCCTGCTAATGAATATATCGTCCTCCCTCCGTGGCTAGGCGACGAGCGGCTTCACATTTCTCATCAATCTAATCTTATTCGTAAAGATCCAGATTATTACAGTCCACTATTTGAAGGAGTATCCGCCGATGTGCCATACTACTGGCCTGACCCCAGAACAGATAGAGTTCTACAGACAATATAATGAATATGTACTTACTGTAGATCCTCAAGAACCAGATATTGAAAAAAGAAATAGAGCGATTCATCCACCACCCGATTGGTGGGTTAGAGCATGTTCTAAAAATCCCGGTAAAAAGCCAGAAGATGTATAATTTCTCACTTATTTGCTTAAACCCTCAGACCCTTAATAAATAGGATTTGGGGGTTTTTTATGGACCAAGAAGTTTATGATGTTGTTGAACGAATAAAAAATGAATTTAGTATAGATCTAGAGTCTTTAGTATCCGACTATGTTGGAAACTTTAACCCATCAATTAGAGAACCTGAAATTTGGAAATTTTTTAAATATTTTTTAAATTTTCCAGAAAAAGATGACCCCGAGTACGAAACTAAATTTTTAATTTCTTATAGAGAAATGATGAATTTTGATTATAATGCAATGACTTCTGATTTCCACGATTTAGTAGACAATTGGGTTGAACAAAATTTAGGCCATTTTGAAGATAGTTTTTACAAAATTTATGATGAATATTCAAATATTAAACATATTGTAAGTTCAGAAGAAATTAAAAAATACCCTTCTGAAATTGATAATGCCATACAAGACTTAGTAACAAAATTCTGGGCAATTAAAGCAAAAAAAATGCTTGTTGATAAAGCAGATGAATTGTTTGAATATATCTTAACTCCAGAATATGTTAGCCAAAAATTAAAAGATGAATATAAAAAACATCATCTTGAAAAAGATAGAAATGTTCATCCAGATCAAGAGATGTTAGATATATATAATTTAAATAAATCAAACAAGTTAAGCGGTCATTTAGACCCAATTGCGTATATTACAAATGGCGGCGAATATCTTTGCCCTTCTTGTGCTGAAAAAGCGTATGGCTTAGATGAATCTGGTCGTTGGCCTCAACAACAACCAGATGGCTCTCCTAACCCAATTGCTCCGTGGGATGAATGGTACAACTATCATGAAGATGATGCTCCATATCAAATGCTCACTTGTGTAGATTGTGGGGAAACAGTAGACGATTTCCTAAACGAATCTTCAGTTGATTGGGAAGATGAATTTGGTGGGCTTGATGAAACTGAAATTGAGGCTAAAAAGAAATCTTACCGACAGGCTCAAAAAGATTTCTATAACCGCTGGACTCAAGAGAAACACAATCAACAAAGACAACAAGAAATAAAAGATAAATGGGAACCGGCTAGTTGGTGGAAGGGGTCAAGTTCAGACACAGACCCATTAATAATTGCTGAAAAATTTGCAGCAGCCTTTTTTAGAATCTCTTTAAGTGATTTTATTAATGAATATTATCAAAAGTCTTTTTTACGATATCACTCAGATGAAGCCGCAGCAGAAGAAACATTAAAATTTTTAGGATATGGAAACCCAGAATGGTTTAAACCATTTGACGACTTTATTAAATGGCATATAAACAATTTTGGAAATAAAAATATACCAAAAAATTCTCTTTTGAAATTTAAAAAAGATGCTTACGAAATAATCATAAATAAATTTCAAAGCATAATAGAAAATTACAGAATAAATATAAAAAAAAGATTAAATAATTCAAATAAAAATATTTCTATTTCGCCTGAAGATATGAGTTCTGAAGAATATGATATACAAAATAATAAAAAACGTCAAAAAAATATTCAAGACAAATGGGAGCCGCAAAGTTGGTGGAAAGGTTCTGCTCGCAACCCAGACATTCAAGAAAGAATCTGGTCTGAAACTTACGATGATGATGACGATTACGACAGATTTTTTAATATAATGGAAAACGGCCAGTCGTTTGATTATTTTGTTCAAGAAATAAATAAAGTTATTGATCGTATGAACGAAGAAGAAAATGATGCTGTCAATTTAATTGAACGCAAAGATGTTGATTATCAAGAACTTTGGGATCAATGGGGATTCGAATACCAATCTGAGCAGCCAGAACCAGATGATATGGGTTATATTCCTTCTAATCTCTATGACTTATATAACCCACTCCCAGAAAATATGGAAACTAATCTGGGGCCAGAGGCAACAGATAAGAACGAAGCCAGAAAGCACCGTAAAAGAATTATTGACAAATGGGAACCAGCCGACTGGTGGAAGGGTTCTAAACGGAAAAGGGTTATTGCAGCCACCCCTGAATTAATTCAAGAGATGAAAGATAAGTTCTATGATCTTGAACAAGTTATAGTTGAAAGTTATGTGCAGCAGAAAAACAAAAGCATAACTGTTAACCCTACCAATCTACGGTACTGGGAAAAGGCCGATATTATTAGTGATTTGGTGACAGATAAAAGACTTCTTTCTAACGATCTTTTTTATCTTGAAGACGAAGTACATAATTTTGCCGATAGTTTTGTTAAACGATATAATATTAAAGATGAACAAGTAGTAAAAGAAAAGTTTATTGAAGCCGTCGAAGAAGAAATTTACGGAATTATTGATAGATATTCAAGGGATATCTATGATGCAATTTATGAAGATGCAAAAAGAGTGGGAAAAACAATTGCCTCCTACTTTATGGATTTTGACCCGGCTGAAGTAAAAAGTTGGCCGATTGCGGCTAGACTGGACGAAATAAAAAATATCGAAGAAGGACATTCTAATCTTCTTGAATATGCAAATATGTGGGACTTTGATGAAGTTTATTCTTTTCACAATGCCGCTGAAGTTCTTCAGGAAGCCAGTCTAAACAGCGGATACGATGATTGGAGCGAGGGGTTAGACGAAGGATTTCGGAGTAATATTAGTGTGCGAAAGATGGAAGACTCTTTGGGAGCAGACGCAAGACATTTGTATGAACCTGTTGACCCCTCACGAGAGCCGTACCTTGGCCCAGAAGAGACAGACGAAAATGAGGCCAAGAAACATCGCAGAGATATCGCTGACAAATGGAAGGTTGATTACGACCGATCAAAGGGAGACAGATTAAACTGGGCAACAGAAGAAGATTTCCCTAAAAAACCTTGGGACTTTACCTCTAAAACAAGTAGCCCTTTAGACTCACGCGACGAACACTACGTTATATTTAAAAATCAAGATGATTATGGGTCTGACATATGTAAAGATTGTGCCCAAAAGTATATGCAGTATCTAAAACCCGGAGATTATATTGACTTTGAAGGTGGTTCTTACCCCTCGTTATTTAAAGATGAATATCCCGATGAAGATGATTGGTGGAAGCAATGTGATGAATGTGGTAAAAATATAAACAAAAATTGGGAACCTACTGAAAAAGAAATTAAAAAAAGTTTACATCCAATTCTTGATAGTATAAACGATCAACTTGCTAATCGCCAATATGATAAACAAGAATGGCTTTCATATTTTCCTTCCGCTATTCCTAAAATTCAAAAAGTTTTAAACGAATTAAAAAAATGGGTTGATAAATACCCAGAAGTTCAATTTATGGAAGATTGGTTTGGCAATAAAACAGATATCTTTGAATATTTTGAAAAAATTATAGAAACTGGTGCAAAAACTTCAGAAGAGTGGGATCGGCGTCAAGAAAAAGCCAACGAAGTACTTCATCAAGAAATTAACGAAGATGAACGTAAAAAGAAAACAGAAGAAGTAAAAGAAAAATGGGAACCCGAAGAATGGTGGAAAGGCTCTCATACTAAACAATCAAACGACAGAATAAATAATAATTTTTATGATCCAGAAGAATATTTATTAGCAGAATATGCCAATCTTGCAGGAAAATCTCTTGGGTTAAATCCAAAAAATATAGCATACTGGGAAAGAGCGCAATTCCTTGGAATGTATGAAAGGCTAAAACAAAGCCTTATTGATGAAGCAGAAAGATATTTTTATAATACAGTCCCAGAAGAACTAAGAACTGAAGAAAACAGATGGGAATTTTTTGAGTATATTGAACAGTCTGTTCGGAATCTTGGAATAGAATATGCACAGATTATTGAAGAATCTGTTAATCAGGCAGGATATCAAGAGGGTAAATATTTTGCTGAATATGTAATGGATCTGTCTGAAAATTCTGTTAGGTACTGGTCTGTTAAAGATAGAATTGATTACTTAGAAAACCTTAAAGAAGGAAAGACTTCTTTAATAGAAGATCATATTTATGAATCTAATGCATACAATGAACTTCGTGCTGCAACAGGTTATATTGAAGAAGGAGAACCTAATCCCTATATTCAAGATCCTTATTTTCTTATAGAAGAATTTTATCTTGACGTTGATGAAGGATTTTGGGAAAATATTGATGAAGAAAGGCTAAGAGCGGCATTCTCAGAGAGTGCAAATATCTCCGAATTATATAATCCTGTGCCAGAAAGTAGAGAACCCTATCTTGGCCCTGAAGCAACAGACGAAAATGAGGCTAAAAAACATCGCAGAAATATAGCCGATAAATGGAAAATCCAAACGGAACGCAAGCCGGGGCAAAAACTTGAGTGGGCTAGCGAAGACGACTTTCCTAAAAAAAGATGGGAGAGTAAGGTAGCATCTGATTACTCTACTCAAATTCAAAAAGAAATAGAAGAACTAGCAAAAGATGTTGCTCCATATCCCATAGATTATATGGATGCTTATAAAGATACCGCTTATTCTGATTTAGAATTTGTGCAAGACTCTACTTATAGAGATGCAATTTATGTTGCCGAAGATAGCATATCAGAAGCAATTTGGAGAGACATTTATGATTATCTTGAAAGCCCTCAAAGCGGCGTTTCTCCAGAATTAAGAGAATTATATGATAATGATACAGATTTAATTTATGATATAGAAGATTTAGCAAGAGAGCATGTAGATTGGGAAGACACTAATAGATATTTTGCAAATCAGGCTATTGATGAAGTTAGAGGCGACATATTTCATTTTGTTAAAAAAATTCGCAATGATTTAACAAATTTAACAAATGATAAAATAATTTGGTTAGAAGAAGATATGCTTCTTGAAAGGTATCTTTCTTTCGAAATGAATAGTTTAGACTTTTTAGGATTCTTAGACGAAGCGCTTAATGGTTGGGATGATTTATCCGATCAACTTAACAAACTGATAAGTGTATATGAACCTATTAATAACTATGTGTATAACGAGTTAAACAAATACGCTCAAGATTTATTAAATGATAGTAAAGTTTTAAGTTTATGGCCTACTGTAATAAACAACATTGAACGTTTTTATGACCCAGTAGACTCAGACGCCGAAGCCTATCTTGGTCCCAAAGAGACAGATGAGAACGAGGCTAAAAAGCATCGTAAGAAAATTAAAGATAAATGGAAGATTCAGACATTGCGTGGATCTGATGAGCCTTTAAATTGGGCAACTGAAGAAGACTTTCCTAAAAAGCCTTGGGATTTTACTTCTAAATGGAAGATTGCAGGGGGATTTGAAGATTTATATACTCAATACTACAATCAATTAGAACAAAACGAAAATCAAACTAAGCAATTAATTGAAAAATATGCATTTGATGTTGTTTTAGAAGATCTTCCATCAATGGGAAGCGGTTTTACCGTTGAAAAATATCCAGATAGAATGGAAGTTGTTCCCAATCAATTAAAAATGGAACGGCTTCATGATTCGTGGATAGACTTTACAAATCATCAAAAATTATTAGAATCACTATTCCCTGATTGGAAGAAAAGTTATTATTCTTTCAGCGAAACAAGAATTATAGCAATTGAAGAATTTATTAACAATAAAATGCCCGACTTGCTTCAAAAAATGGAAAGCATGTATAATTATATCTCTCAAGGGCGTTTAAGTGGAGAATCGGATGATGAGATTAGAGCAGGATATGAAAAACATTTTCAAACAAAAGTTTCTGCTATGCCCAATCAGTTCCTGCCTCGCCTTTATCATACAATGATAGAAAATCTTAAGAAAACTGCGACGTTTGATTGGGAATCTGAAGCAACTGTATTTGAAAAGGTTAAAGTTGCTTACGAAATATTATATAATTGGTATGATTATATTGATGAAATCAAAGAAGAAAGTGGTTACAATGGCCCAGCATATGATCTTGATTCATTTATCCAAGATGCATTTATTGATATTTTTACGCCAATATTTGAATCATTGATGTATATAGATGATGATGAAATACATAGTCAGTTTGAAATAATGCATAATAATGTTCGTCAAACTGCATTTGGCGGTCCTTATGCTATTAATAACGCTTTGTACGAAGTTTATACTGAAACTGGATACGAGTTAGACCATCAAGATCACCCCAAGTGGACTCCTTCTGATATTGTAGACTTTTATGAAAATAAACCAGAAAGAAATGAACAAGAAGAAGAAGAGTTAAGAAGATATAAAAATCTTGACAAATGGGAACCTGAAAGTTGGTGGAAGGGTTCTAAAAGGAAGATTGTTGCAGCAGATGAGTGGGATGAAGAAGAAGAGGAAGAAGAGGAAAAAGATATTAGAGACTGGTCAGAAATTGACTGGATGATTCTTCAAGAAGTTCAAACTATAGATGGAGATTCGATTGTTACCTCTTTTCTTGAAGATTATGACTGGGAAGATATAGTTTTTGAGCAGTTAGTACCATTAGGTGTGTGGTCTGACGAGGCAATTTTTAAAAAATATGTTAACTCCTTAGTTAATAATTCAAATCCTGAAGAAAATCTTGCAATAGAATGGGCAACAGAAGAGGCGGGACGTTGGTTTGAATATTTTGTAGAAACAGCAATTGATTTTTATATAAATATTGAAGATCAGTTAACTACAGAAGAATATGAAGAACATTGGGCAGACATAGAAGATACTATAAGACAATATTTGTGGGATGAAGCACATGATTATACTGGAGAACTAGAAAGACGAGCAGAAATAGAAATAAACCATGTTTTAGGTGGTTATAACATTGCTGAAGCATTTTTTGAAAAATGGAAAGAGCAAAGACAGAGAGAGCAAAATGATCGTAACATTCACCCCGATCAAGAAATGATGGATCTTTATAACGTAAAGGGTGAGTTGCCCGAGCCAGAACCTGCTTCTCCAAGTCCACAAGTTGTTGATTGGATGAGGCAACAATCTAAAACTGCTTCTCAATATGAAAATTGGTCTACTCCAGAAACAGAAATTTTAGTTGAACAAATATTATCGGACTCAAGAATATTGCGTCCTTCTATTAAGACAATGGAAAAGATTGTTCGTCAAGGTGGCTCTGTTCAAGACCTTGCTAATTGGATGATTGAAAATGTGCTTAATCCTTATAATCAAGGAATTGCTCAAAATTGGGAAAATATATCAGACGAACAAGATGTAGAAGCCCAAAAAAATGAACTTAGAAAAACATGGAAACAGCAAGCAAGAAAACAGTTTCCGTTTAGTTTGCAAAAGCAAAAGCAATATGTTCAAGAGATGGAACAGATGCAATTTGGTTTCTTTGGAGAACCAGAGCCAGAAGATATTGAAAGATATTTACTTAAAGTAGAAAATATAAATTGGCAAGAAATTTATGACTGGGTAAAAGAAGATCTTCAATATCGTGGTAAGATCGCTTCTCATGACGACTATACTGACAGTACAAAACAAATTATAAATAAAATAATAGAAGAAGTTCCTGTTCTATTACCTCAAAGAGCCGGGTGGGAAGCCTCTAGAATTTTAAAAGCATGGATTGATAGATATAACACTGATAGATTAAATAAACATTACGATAAAGAAAAAAAAGTATGGTTGGACGATGATGGTGAGATAATTTCTCCTTTAAATACATATGAAGAAAAAATGATTCATTTTCATCAAACGGAAGAAAATCGTTTAATTAATAAAAATCAATTAGGATTAGGAATTGAACAACTCAGAACTATGGCAGATAATGTTTTGAAAGATGAAGTTTATTGGGTTGGATCGTTTAAAACAGAACTTCAATGGCTTATTCTGGATCGAATAGAATATTATATGTTAGAGTTAGGATATTTAGAAAAAAAGATTATATTAAAAGACATATTTGATATTACAAACACAAAAGAAAATGAATTAATTTATAATAATGCTTTTTATAAAGCGTGGGATGAGACATTTAAAGAAGAAACATCTTCAAAATTATCTAAATGGAAAATTATTTCATCTGACTGGGATGAAGAAGAGGCTCAAATAGACTTTTTGCTTAATGACCACGAAGATCAAGTAATTGAAGAGTCGGAAGACTTAAAATCTTCAAAAAATGCTTTAGTTGCTGATAATATTCGTTTTCAAGGTGTTGTTAATGGATTTCATAATGCACAAACAGCGTTAGCCAGAATTAATTATAATGAACTTAATAAATCAGACGATTATGTTGAACCAGATAGACATTACAATCCAAACCAATTAGAATTATTTAGAGAGAGATTAAGAAATAATTTTGAACCAATAATTGTTGGAGAAGGCGTTCGTATTATAGTTAAAAATTATACTCATTTTTTTGAAAAAACAGATATTCCCAACGATGACTGGGAAAAATTCTGGGAAATACTAGAACAGAGTTATAAGGCTGGTTGGGAATATGGCATAGTTCACAACTACATAGATTTTAATAAACTTAATAATAAAGAAATAATTAATATTGCAAAGAAAACAAGTTCTCATGGGCAAAGACAAATGGCAATTGGAGATGAAGTTGCAGAAACAACCTTTGAAGGAATTCCAGATTCTATTGAAGAAGATGACAAGCCTGAAGAAAAAGTCATTAATAATAAAAAATGGAAAATAGTTCGTCCTAAGCATAATCCACAACCAGCAGAATATGCAAGACCAAAGGGACAATGGGGTATGTATTCAAAAACCGCTATGTTTGAAAATAGTGAATTTACAGACTCTTTTGTTAGAGAAAAACTTATTCCTGCAAGAAAATCTCTCCCAGAAGTTACAAAAAAAGAAGCGATTAGAAAAGCAAAACAAATATGGGAACAATTTGAAAATCACCCATTTGGAAATGCAATTCCCGGAAGTAGTAATGAACAATTAAAATATCTTGTAGATGATATAGATCTATCTTCATCTGGGATAACTCAAGAAACTCTTAATAATCGTTTTTATGATCCAAACCAAGTTGACATTTTTAGAGAAAAAAGATTAAAACAACTTTTTGAAAAAGGAATTTCAATTGAAAAATTTTATATTTATTATCTTCTACAAATAGCAAAAGAAGCGTTGTGGAATCATCTTTTTAATAATACAATGCCTGTTTATGAAATGGATCAAGCAGAAAAAGAATTGATGAATTCTTTATCAAATGATGATAAAAATAATCTTTATCTTATATTTAAAAATACTTATCACGAAGAGTTTAAAAGATTATTTAATGGTAACAAAACTTCAGCAAATAAAAAAGACGCATGGGAAGCCGTTCTTGATGGAGAGATGGGCCACGATATCCTCACTACTGGAAGTTGGGAAGAAGTAAAAAAACAAACCCTCAAGTGGCTTAAACAACTTAAAGACGGATATATAAATAAAGAAAATCCTCATGATAATGAAAAGATTGATTCCGAAGCAAAAGAGCAAGACGGGCATGCAATGGAAGATCTAAAACTTTACGAAGAAAAGAAGCGCTGGTCATTCCACTTTGATCATGGCAAGCATCCATATGATCTTATCATTCAGCCTGTTGGATATAAAGAATCAAATAATAATTGGAGACACGGAGACTGCGACCTTTTTGCAATAAAAAAACATCAAGAAACAGGCTGGCCGATCTATAAAATTGCTGAAGGGCCAAATGACGGGGCGTGGCACTTTTTCTTAATTAATCCCGAAACTGGAGAAGGATTAGATGGAGATGGTCTTAGACCTGTAGAAGAAATACTTCAAGAACACGATCCAGACTTTAATCCTGAATACGAAGAACTAGGAATTTACCCTGATGTTTTTGAATCTTCGCTAAAAGAAGCAATAAATTACAGAAAAGGATATAAAGAATCTAAATTAAAAGAAATATGTGTATAGCGAAGTTTTAATAATAGAATAGAAAGATTGGATAATTATGAAAGTTGATTTTCAAAACATAGAAGAAGGACAAAATGGTAAACTATTTGCGGTCTTAGAAGAAGACCAACTTCCGGTAGGTCAATTGTTTTATAAAGTTGATAATAATAATAAAAATCTTATTGTAGATTATATCTATATTCCTCGTAAGTATTGGCGCGAAGGTGGAATTAGAGAACAACTTATTGCTGAACTTCAGAGTATGTATCCTGCCTATTCTTTTTCTATGAAACAAAATCAAAAACAATCTTATCTTTTAAAAGAAGCGCCCGCTCGTAGTAAAGCCCAATTTAGATATATGCAAGGTATTTGTAATGGCTCTATTGAGCCTCCAAAGGGGATGACTCGCGCTAAGGCTTGTGAATACGTTGAAGGACAAAAAAATTATAAAAGTTTGCCGGATAAAAAATCAGCGCGCCCATCAATCCGCGACACAAAAGGTTCTGAGTTTTTAAGAGATATTATCGCTGAATACGTTGGGGGAGAAAGCGTAGCATCACTTGCAAAAAAATATAATGTTTCTACAAATGCAATTAAAAATTATTTACAAGAAAACAATATTCCTTCTAGAAGTCTTAAGGAGCATAGGCTTCATCCAAAAACAAAAAAACAAACGCCGCCAATTCGGGAGCGTGTTCCAAACAGAAAACAAAAAAAACTTCTTGTACCCAAAAAACAAAGACCAGATACTCTTCCTAATTTTAAATTTAAAACAGATCATGATTTATTAATAGATGAACTCCCTCAAGAATTACAAGACGAAATTAATGAAAGAAAGAAATTAGAAGAAAGTGGAGAAGTCCCATTTATTCCTCAAATGAATTGGGCAAGCCCCTATTCTGGCGACTATGTACCTTCTGCATCAGAAATACTTGGCGATAAAAAAATGAAACCTAAAGAAAAATATAGAAGTGAAAAAATTGCAAAGTCTACTCTTCATAAAAATGTTCATACAGGGAAACCATGCACTTGTGGTTTTTATAGACCAGAACAAAAACAATCTAAGTGGAAACAAGTAACCGCATCTAAACTAGATAAGATTATTAAAGACGATCCTAAAGTGCTTAGAACAGAAGAGGGGCAAAAGGTTCTTGACTGGATGAAAGGTCTTCCCGAAAAAGTTGATGACTTTCTGCCTTGGATTGTAAGAGAATATAAAAAGAAAAGATTAGAACCTTCAATGGTTGGAGAAGGCGAAGATGCTTTTGTGGAACTGATGCAAACTACTCCCATTGAAGGAACTGAATTTAGAGGATTTTTAGACGAAGCAACTCTTTCTCATTGGGCAGATTGGTATGGAAGTAATTCTCCTACTCGTCGTGGCGTTAACATCATGGAATTTTCAGTAAAAGATATTTTTGATAAAATCCAAGAATGGGACTTAGAACTTCTGTCTCAAGGAGTTTCTTTAGATGAAGAAAAGAAAAAAGACGAAAAAATTATTTATGAGTGGCCCGATGGATGGTTTATAAGGGATCTTTCACCAGAAGAGTGTGATTATGAAGGTCAAACTATGCAACACTGTGTTCGTCGTCAAGGATATGGAGACAGAATAGAACAAGGTCTAATAAAAATTGTTTCTTTAAGAAGTCCAAATAATAAACCTCACGCTACTTTAGAAATAAATAAAGACGGCTCTATTCAACAAATTCAAGGAAAACAAAACCTTCACCCTCTTGCAAAATATAGAAAAAGAATTCGTCAATTTATGACAGATCCCAACGGGTTTGAACGACTTTTTAATAAAAAACCGACTCTTCCCGGGGGTCGCAATATAACCGAATGGCAAGAGTTTAGAAATATGGATGGAGAGTCTAACTATGATCCAAGTATGATTGCTATTGATGAAGAAGAAGAATTTGATTCAAAATATGACGAAAATATGAGGCGACACCCTTACGCCGGTCCCGGGGGGTTTGATAGAAACTATAGACCAGAGCATTATGGAATCTATCCGCCAGAAGCAAGCCCAGATAAGCCTGTTGATATGGCAAGATTATTAACCTCTTTGCCAGAAGATATCTCTCAAGAAGATCTTCAAAAACTATTAGATTATGCAAGAAGAACGGGCCAAGTAGATCAACTTGCTAAAATAATGCAAAGTCAACAAACAAGAAATCAAGACTTATTGATAATTCCTAGTTTTGAAGATCAACGCCGTGGGGGATGGAGAGATGCTTTTGAAAAGATGACTATGACAAATCCAAATGATCCTAATTATAAAGAAAAATGGAACGAGTGGCTATCCTCTATTTGGAGCGAAGATCCTAAACAATTGGCAAAAAATCTTGTTGAAGTTAATAAAATAAATCAAAATTGGGGGGAATCAGGATCTGAAGATGAAAGTCGTGCAACAAGTATTCTTAAAATTATAAACAAATATAATTCAATGAATCAATTGCGTTCAATGTTTAATCCAGAAGAAGACGAATTATTAAATTGGTCTGAGTTTGATGAAACAGACTTTTCAGATTATCGTCAAAGATTTGAACGAGGTTTACATAAGGGAGAAGGTATTTCACAATTGCCCACTAGAGTTGATGAGCAACAACTTTCACTTCTGTCTAAGTGGAGAAGGACTTCTAAATGGAAAAAGACTTCAGTTGATAATTGGGATGATATTGAAAACGAAGAACACGAAGAACACACTCAAGAAGAGGCTAAATGGGAAGGTCAAGCCGCAGCCATGTATAATTTGTCAATAGTTCCTAATTTTATGCAATCTCAAAGCATTTCTAGTTATGGCGGCCTTTACCGCGAAGTGGGTGCTGCTAGTAAAACTCAAGATTTTTATGATAATTTTATAGACCACGCCTCAGAATATTTAATAGACATATTTGCAGGATCTGAAGAAAGTTGGGTTC